AAGCCAAAGAATATATTATGTTTGTCTCCTATGAATGTTGGAGAAGAAGGAACTTATATTATCAATAATGAAATACAAGCAATTATAAATTCGCCAAAACCGAATGAGAAAATTATGACAAGGCAAATCAACAAAACTAACATAATTTTTAGGGTTGGAGATGTAGTAATCAATACAAAAAATGACTATAAGGCAATGCCATTAGAGAGTTATAAAGAAATACAAAATTCAGATAATATGCTGACAAGTGATGATGTAGAATTAACACAAGTATTTAATGGACAGTGCGGTGTCATTAGAGAAGTAAATAACAATATGATGGTTATTGAATTTGATAATGAACTTATCGTTTTCGATAAACCTAAATTACAAAATTTATTATTGGCTTATTGTATTACGATTCACAAGTCTCAAGGAAGCGAGAGTGACTATGTTATAAATATAGTTAGTGAAAAACATACAAAAATGTTATCAAAGAATTTACTTTATGTTGCTGACACAAGAGCGAAGAAAAAAGTTGTTGATATTGGAAGCGTTTCAGCTTTTAACAATGCTTTATTGGTAGATGAAGATGAACAAAGGAACACATGGTTAAAGGAATTACTGTAAAATGAAAATATTAAAAGAAGATATGATAGGGCAATCAAATATTAATAAATTTGGAGAAAAGTTTACAATTTATGATTACAAAGACTATGAACATATTTATATAATTTTTAATGAAAGTAATTACAAAACGAAAACAACACATGATGCTTTTAAAAATGGAAGATGTTTTAGCCCTTATGCAAGGACAATCTTTGGGAGAGGGTACTTAGGAGAGGGAGAATATAAACCAACTAAATTTGTCCCGTCAAAAAATAGAAACAATAATACTAAAGAATATGTCGCATGGGGAGGTATATTCACAAGGTGTTATAACGAAAACTATCACAAAGAAAAGCCTACATATATAGGGTGCGAAATTTGTGAAGAATGGTGCAATTTTCAAAATTTTGCAAAGTGGTATAACAAAAATTATTGGGAATGTGGTAATTCATCAATGGTGGTTGATAAAGATATTTTGTACAAAGGAAATAAAATATATAGTCCCAAAAATTGTGTGATTATACCTCAAGAATTAAATAGTCTATTGACAAATTGCAAAACTGTCAGAGGGAGTTTACCAATCGGTGTTTCTTATTGCAAACAAGGGCAAAAACATTATAGAGCAAGAGTAAGTAATCATATATTAGAAAATAATAAAAGAATTGATTTAGGTACATTTAATACACCAGAAGAAGCATTTCAAGCTTATAAAACAACCAAAGAAAAAGTTATTAAAGAAGTAGCTGACTATTATAAAAATAAATATCCTAAGTTTCCGCAAAAACTTTATGACGCTTTATATGCTTATGAAGTTGAAATTACAGATTAGAAAGGAGAAGAAGAAAATGAAGATAGAGAAGCATAATATTATTCAGTGTGTAGGAATCGTTTTATTGGCTCTAATTTTAATGATTATGTGTTATACAATAAAGTCTAAGCAAGAACAAATTGAAGCCCTAGAATCGGCTAATACGAGCTTACAGACATATTGTAGTGAATTAGAACATCAAAATAATTTGTTGCAATCTAAAAATAAAGAATTACAAACAGAACTTGACAATCAACAAATTAAATGGTATAATAATATCCTAGAATTAATTGACCAAATTAAACCTATGGATAAAAAATTATGGTTTATTTTATATAAATCAATCGAAACAAAAGACACAATTTATAATCATTTTACTGATGAACAAATTAAAATGATGCAAAAATGTATTGAAACAGAAACTTTTGAGGCTGATTTTGATTCTAAGGTAAATGTTGCTTGTGTAATTTTAAATAGAGTAGAACATGACTTATACCCAACAGACCCTATTAAAATTATTACAGAAAAGAATCAATTTTCTTATGGTCGGAATAATATTACAGAAGATACTATATTAGCATTAGAATATGCTTATTATGAAGACACTACTAATGGTTGTATTGCTTTTAGAAGTGATTGTAGTCCTAATGAATGGAATAGTTGGACTAAACAATTTACAGATGAAAGTGGTCATACATTTTATAAATAGAAAGGAATTGATTAGAAAATGATTGAAAATTATAAAGTAATTACATTATGCGGTAGCACAAAATTTAAAGATGAATTTATGAGAGTTCAAAAAGAACTTACATTAGCAGGGAATATTGTAATTAGTGTGGGACTATTTGGACATTCTGGAGATAAAGAAGTTTGGACAGAAGGCACAAAAGAAATGCTTGATGATATGCACAAAAGGAAAATTGATATGGCAGACGAAATTTTTGTAGTTAATGTTGATGGATATATTGGAGAAAGTACAAAGTCAGAAATTAAATATGCTAAAGAACATGGGAAAAAAGTAAATTATTTAGTACATCAACTTATAGATAAACAAATAAAATATAAGAAAGACAATACTATTCATAAAGTAAAAGATTGTACTAATTTCAATGATAACCAAGAGTTTTGTGTATGGATTAAATATGATTATCGTACAATGTGTCCAAAGTACCATGATATTAACAACCCATATTGGAGAATACCTGAGAATATGGAGAAATTAAAATATTGTCCTTATTGTGGCAAGGAAATAAAAATGGTTGATTAAGGAGAGTAATAATTTCATGGAAGACTTTTTATTGACAGAGAACGAGGAAAAAATTACACATTATTGTGAAGATTTTTGTCCAATATGTAATGCTATTGCAGAATATAATAGAACTCATTATAACAATATTTGTTGTACAACTGAAATGTGTAATCAAATAGTACAAACATATACTTCAAATAAACGACTACAAAAATAAATAGAAAGGAGGATATAATTACTAATGACGCTAAAGGAATATTTATTAGAGCAACCATATGAACAAATTGCTCTATTATGGTTTGAAGGAGGGCAGATAAGATGTAAGGAATATAAACTAAATGATTATGATAAAATAGATGAAGAATTGTTACAAATGGAATTTATGGAATGTAATGATGAAGAAGATTGTAAGGAGATTTGGATTAGATGAATGTAATTAAACGTGATTGTACAGAAGTTCCTTTTAACAAAGAAAAAATTTCTAATGCAATTATGAAAGCAATGCCATATGGAGAAGGCATTAAAGAAAAAATTGCATTAAGAATTGCAGAAGAAATCGAACAAGAATTATTACAAAAACAAATTGAAGAAGTAGAAATTTATACTATTGAATCTATGGTATTTGATAAATTGATTAAATATAAACAAAAAAATACTGCAAAAGCATATGAGGGCTATAGACAAGTAAGAGAATATCAAAGATATGTTCAGAATAGTACAGATGAAGATTTAATTAATTTATTAGACGGTACTAATGAATACTTAAACAAAGAAAATTCTAATAAAGATGCTAAACTTGTTACAACTCAAAGAGATTATATGGCTGGGATTATGAGTAAAGATATTACAAAAAGGTTTCTTATGCCACCAGACATTTTACAAGCTGATGAAGAAGGAATAATTCATTTTCACGATATGGATTATTTTGGTCAAAAGGCTTTGCATAATTGCGATTTAATCAATCTTGAAGATATGTTGCAAAATGGGACAGTCATTAACGGAGTTCGCATTGATAAACCACATAGATTTTTGACTGCTTGTACCGTTGCTACACAAATTATTACGGCAGTAGCTAGTTCACAATATGGCGGTTGTACCATTAGTTTATCTCATCTTGCACCATTTGTTAAATATAGTTATGATATTGCATATAATAAATACATAAAACGTGGGAATAGCAACTTAGAAGCAGAAAAATATGCAATGGAAGATTTAGCAAAAGAAATTGAAGATGGTGTACAAACATTTAATTATCAGATAAACAGTATGTCTACAACAAACGGGCAAGCTCCTTTTTTAAGTGTATTTATGTATTTAGGAGAAACAAAAGAATACAAACAAGAACTCGCTATGATTATTGAGGAATTTTTAAAACAACGTATTCAAGGAATGAAGAATAAAGTTGGAGCTTATGTAACCCAAGCATTTCCAAAATTATTATATGTTCTTGAAGAGGACAATATTCACGAAAATTCCCCTTATTGGTATTTAACAAAACTATCAGCACAATGTACAGCTAAAAGGCTTGTTCCAGACTATATTTCTGAAAAGAAAATGAAAGAATTAAAAGAAGGTAATTGTTTTCCTAACATGGGATGTCGTTCGTTTTTAGCCCCTTGGAAAGATGAACAAGGGAACTATAAATTTTATGGTCGTTTTAATCAAGGTGTAGTAACTATCAATTTACCAGATGTTGCTTTTAGTTCTGATGGAAATATGGATAAATTTTGGAATATTTTAGAAGACCGTTGTGAATTATGCCATAGGGCTTTAATGTTAAGACATAAAAGATTATTAGGAACTTCTAGTGATGTAGCACCCATTCTATGGCAAGATGGAGCATTAGCAAGATTAAATCAACATGAGCCTATTGATAAATTATTGTTCGGCGGTTATTCAAGCATTTCTTTAGGTTATGCTGGTTTATATGAATGTGTTAAATATATGACAAAACAATCACATTCAAACAATGACAAGGGTCATTCTTTTGGAATTAAAATTATGCAATATTTAAACAACAAGTGTGAGCAATGGAAGAAACAAGATAACTTAGGATATTCATTATATGGTTCTCCTATTGAATCCACTACTTATAAATTTGCTAAAAAGCTAAAAGAAAGATTTGGTAATGATATTTTTGTTCAATTAGACGGAAAAGATAGAAACTATATTACCAATAGTTATCATATTCCAGTGTTTGAAGAAATCAATCCATTCGATAAATTAAGCATTGAATCAAAATTTCAAGAATTGTCATTGGGTGGTGCAATTTCATATATTGAATGTGCTGATTTGACACATAATGTTCAAGCAGTGCTTAATATTATAAAATTTATTTATGATAATATTATGTATGCTGAACTCAATACTAAATCTGACTATTGTCAAGTATGCGGTTATGATGGTGAAATTAAAATTATTGATGAAAATGGAGAATTAATTTGGGAATGTCCTAATTGTAAAAATCGTGACCATAGCAAGATGAATGTGGCAAGGCGAACTTGTGGTTATATTGGAAGTAATTTTTGGAATGATGGAAGAACCGATGAAATAGCTCACAGATTTGTTCATTTAGATAATCACGAAATTAAATAAAATCATTGACAAACATCTCTTTTTATGGTATAATATATACTATGAAAGGAGATGTTTTTATGAGATATGCAAGTATCAGAGATATGGATGTTGTAAATGGTATTGGTATAGCGTGTTCTTTGTTCGTGCAAGGCTGTTTACATCATTGTTATAATTGTTTTAATCAAGAAACATGGGATTTTAATAAAGGAAAAGAGTGGACTCAAGAAACAGAAAATAAATTTATTGAGTTATGCAAAAAACCATTTATAGACTGTGTATCAATTTTAGGTGGAGAGCCATTTCAACAAGGGGAAGATTTTTATGAATTATTAAAAAAATTAAAACATGATGTTAATAAACCTATATTTGTATGGACTGGGTATAAGTTTGAAGAAATTATGGAGTCGTACCCAATGCAAAAGTGTTTGATTTATATTGATTATCTTATAGATGGTAAATACATTGATTCATTAAAGGATTATAAATTGAGTTTAAGGGGGTCTTCTAACCAAAGAATTATTGATATAAAAAACACTTTTAACAATAAAAATATAGAAATTTTAGATATTTGACTTGACAAAATCTCTTATTTGTGGTATAATTAAAAATAAGAGATTTTTATTTATAAATAAGGAGATATTTATGGCTAAAAGAAAATTAACTGATAAACTTATTAGCAAAGATGACATAACAGAAGAACTTAGACCAATAAAAAATAGTGAAACTGATTATATAACTCCAAGCGGTAAGATTTACAAAGATTATGGTAATAACATGTTTTATCCCAAAAGAAATTCTACTAACAATCATAATGGGTATGTATATTGTGGTATTACTTACAAAAACGGAAATAAACAAAGACGAGTGCATATATTAGTAGCACAAGCCTACATTCCTAATCCAAATAATTATCCTATTGTTATGCACAAAGATAATAATAAAGAAAATATTCATTATACCAACTTAAAATGGGGAACGATACAAGAGAATACACAACAAGCGGTAGATGATGGATTGATGATAAATGATAAAGGATATGACGATTCTCAATCTATGCCAGTATCTATGTATGATGTATATACAAGAAAACTATTAGAAAATTATGGTAGTTGTAGAATTGCAAGTAAAGAGACAAATATTCCATTAAACACTATTACTAATCAAGCAAAGTATCTTACACCTGTAAGACAAAGGGTTTATTTCAGATTTCAAAAAGACGGGAATATCAATCCACCTAAAATTGTTATTCAATATGATTATGAAACTGATACAGAATTAAATAGATTTTATAATATAGCAGAAGCGCATGAAAAAACTGAAATATCAGCTAAGACTATAAATCAACAATGTAACAATTCATACAAACCTAAGACTAGAACTAAAAGTGGTACTTATTTCCAATTTTATACTTGACATTCACCTCCTTATATGTTATAATATATATCATAAAGGAGGTGATTTCATGTTTGATGAAAAAGTAAAATTAAATAGTAATTGCGTTAATGTTAAAATCAAAGTACATATTTTATCAGAGAAAGAAATGAGAGAAATTGGCTTTACCGACTATAGTAAGGACAGATGGTTTTTCTGTAGAAGTATTCAGTTCCCCCATAGAGGTTTTGACATTTCTTTCAATGTATCAATTCCTAAAGATGGTTCTGATATTCGTATTGATGTATTAGATGAAGATTTTTGTCAACCTTATGATTATCAATCTATGCTTCACAAAAATCCTACATTTAAACCAGCTTTAATTGTATATGAACAAGTTGAAGAATGGATGGATTATCTGCAATCTAAAGGTGTATTAAGTGGTCATGTAAAAGGAGAATATATTTGACAAGACAAGAATTAGAAGATTTCATCACTCAATTAGACCATGATACTAGAGGACTATGTGTGTATTCAGATAAAATGACGATTGATTGCAATGATTGTTATGAATGTCGTGTTGATTATTTTAATTGGGTCAGACAAGATATGATTAACAAATATGGATTGACAGATTAACAATTCTATGGTATAATATGTTCATAGTAAAGGAGATAGTTATGAACATAGAACGTGGATTTAAGTTAGCCAAAAATGCAAGTGAATTTAGTGATTACAACAAGAAAAATGTACATGTCGGTGCTGTTGTATTATACAAGAATAAGCCGATTGGAGTTGGTTGGAACACAAGTAGAACTCACCCATATCAACTTAAATATAACAAGTATAGAGAACTTGCTAAAAATAGAGACTATATATGTGATGAGCATGAACCTTGTTTACACGCTGAGTTAATGGCTCTACAACATGCTACAAGGTCATTTAAGGGCGATTTAAGCAAGTGCAGTATATTTGTGTATAGTGAAAAGAAAGATGGGTCTACGAGGCTCACAAAGCCATGTAATGCTTGTTCTAAACGACTTGAAGAACTTGGTATAAGAAATATTTATTATACAACTAATAATGGTTGGCAATATGAAAGGAGATAATATTATGTTAAACAAAGAAAAGTATGCAAAGGAAATTCTTGATATTGTATGTCAAGATGGCGAAAATCCTGCTATTATTAATAATACACCTACTAAATGTGATGATAATGTACAATGTAGTAAATGTAAACTGTATTATTATGGTAGTTGTGCTAGAGGATTTGCAGAGTGGGCTAATTCAGAATACAAAGAACATGAAATTGATTGGAATAAAGTTCCTGTTGATACCTGTATTTTAATAACGGATTCATATGGTAACTCAATTAAAAGACACTTTGCTAAATATTATAATAAAACAATTTGTGCTTATCCAGACGGGAAAACTTCATGGAGTTTTAATCAAGATAGTAACCAACTTATAGATTGGGATGAGAAAAACGTACAAATTGAGGAAGGAGTAGATTGTAGTGAATGGTATAAAGATTAAGCTAAAGTATGAAGATTTAAAAGAATTTATTAAGATTACAACATCGTTTGAATCAAATATTGATATGATTAAAGACCGTTATGTGGTTGATGCGAAGAGTTTATTAGGCGTTTTAAGTTTAGATTTTACTCAACCTACAATGGTAGTTATTCATTCGGTAAATGAAGATGAAATTGTTCATTTCTATGATGAAATGAAAAGATTTGCTATTTAAGAAAGGAGATAATACATGAAATTAGTTCGGTCACAAGAAGTATGGGATAATATAATTCAAGTTAAATTAACCATTAGAGAACTGCAAATTTTAAGAGACGGTATGGGCGTAACATCTTACAATGATAAAACTACAAAATGGAGAAATACTAATAAAATTCCTCCATATTCAATGGTTGAAGAAGAAATTTTATTTAAAAATGTGGAAGAAATATTAAGACTAAAAGGAGGATGTACATTTGAGTAATTTATATGAAATTGATTATCAACTAAGAGTATTAGAGGATTATATGTGTGACCCTGACACAGGAGAATTACTTGATGAGGATTCTTTCAACGCTAAATTTGATGAAATTCAAATGGCTTTAAATGAAAAGATTGAAAACTCAATGTGTTTCTACAAGAATTTACAAGCAGACATTGAGGCATTTAAAACAGAAGAAAAGAACATTGCACAACGTAGAAAGGTTAAGGAAAATTTAGCTGAACGTATTAAGAATCGTATTGACAATTATATTCGTATGAAGTATACTAATGAAGATGGCATTGTTGATACAGATGGTCTTAATAAATTTAAGATGGAAACACCTAGGATGAAACTGTCATATCGTAAATCCGATTCTGTTGATGTATATGATATTGATTCATTACCAAAAGAGTATATCAAGGAAAAGGTTGAAGTATCAGCAGATAAGACCGCATTAAAGAAAGATATTAAGAGTGGCAAAGAAATCAATGGTGCTAAGATTGTAACTAATTTGAATATGCAAGTGAAGTAAAAGGAGAATAAAATGTTTAGAACAATCGCACAATTTGAAAAGGTATCTTTTGAACAATTTTATAAAGATTTTTATGATAGTTTTAACGCAAAAGATTTTGTTGAACATGAAGACGGTTCTATTGAAACAGTTGAATTAGAACCAATTATTCGTCAAATTTATGAAAATATTAAGTTGCCAAAACGTGCCACTACTGGTTCGGCAGGCTATGATTTCTTGTCTCCTATTGAATTAAATATTAAACCCAATACAACAGTTAAGATTCCTACTGGTATTAGATGTAAGATGAAGAAGAATTATGTATTGCAAATCTATCCTAGAAGCGGTCTTGGTTTTAAGTATCGCTGTCAATTAAACAATACTGTTGGAATCATTGATGAAGATTATTTCTATTCTGACAATGAAGGTCATATTTTTGTTAAAATGACTAATAGCACACTTGATGATAAAACTATTAATCTAAAACAAGGTGACGCTTTTGCGCAAGGCATTTTTACTAAATATTATCTTGCAAAGGAAGAAAAAATTACAGCAAAAAGGAATGGGGGATTCGGTTCAACAAATGAAAAATAAACCTATTACAGAAGAAGAGTATAGAGAATTTGTTGCGTTTGTAGATGACTATAACCGTAAACTTCAACAAAAGATTGATAAATGGCACTCTAGTTTTATTTATGGATTATACTCTATGCTTAAAGTACTAGAAAAGTAAAAAATGGGGAAAAGTCAATTAAGACTTCTCCCCATAATTATTTTAATCATTTAACATTGCATATCTTGTAGCAGAACCAGCTTTACCATCAACAAGTAAACCATGTGATTTTTGATAAGCAATTAGAGCATTTTTAGTATTCTTACCAAAAATACCATCACAATCATTTTCCTTCATCCCTAGTTCCCATTGTAACCATTTAACATCATTTCCTCTCATACAAGGAATAGTTTTCTTTAATACTCTTGTAGGAACAGGATAAGGATTGCTTGTAGGCTTCGTAGAAGGCGTTCTACTGCCTTGGAAATTGTCAACAAGCATTTTATTAACATCTAATTTTCCTTTGTAATATGCGGTATTTACAGCGTTAGAACTATATTGCCAAATAGAAACTTGTCTTCCAACATTAGGTGCGCTATTAGAATACTTTGCAATCCATAAATCATCAGTTACCTTAGATTTGTCAAAGTAAGTATTATAAAAATATTCACCAGTGTAAAGAATAGCATCATACACACCGCCTTGCTCAATTTTGGACTTGAAAGCATTGTACATAGCGGAGTTGATTTTTCTTCTTGAAGTACTCTTTTGTTTAGTATCTTCTATATCATAACCAATAGGAAAATCAAGATGACGATTATTAAGCCATCCTAATACTCTAGTAGCATCTGTTGTACCATCAGATTCTCTTTGACCAATAGTATAATAATATGCTCCAACCTTAAGACCAGCCGCAATAGCCGCCGCATAATCTCTTTCAAAGCATTTATCCTTTGTTTTATTATAACCGATTCTTAAGAACACAAACTCAATGCCAACTTGTTTTGCTTTTGCATAATCTACTTTGCTACCTTGCCATTTACTTGTATCAATACCATACTTCATACACATCACTCCTTATTTTTTGTTTCAATTTTAATTCCTAAAATATTTCCTAGACTAACAATGGCTTTACTTACATATAAAATAATAGCACTATTAATCACAAAATTAGGCGTAACTCCAACAGCCTCGGATAGTTCGGGCTTATTTTCAAATACAAAAGCCATGCCTATCGCTACGGCAGAAATAACAATAGCTTTAAGCACTCCATTAACTAATTTATACCAATCAAAATTTGCCTCTTTAATATTGATGTTGTAATAAATACCACATAAAATATTACAAATAATTGCAACAGCTAATAACCCTAATTGAATTAACATTTCACCCATATCTAATTCTTCCTTTCTTTAAATTGCAAGAACTTATGTCCAAATATTATATAATAAGGGCATGGTTCTATTTTTAATATGTAATAATTATAAGCATCACAATAAAATATAATAATACTTATAATTAGCATCCAAGCAAAACAAAATAATACATTGCACTGACCAAAGAAAAATGTTCCAAAAGTAATTTTAGAATAATCCCATACATTTAATTGCAACCATACATTAAGTATTATTCCACTTATCCCTTCTCCTATTGTACACAATATAGTAGAAATTAGAATTTGCACTATATAATCACAATCAAATGATAACGTATTATTTATAGAATCAATGCAAAATACCCCTAAAAATCCAGTCAATACAAACATTGACCAATGCGACCATCCTCTAAATAAAATTTCTATCATGTAGTATATAAAACCACATGATAGAAACAATCCTAATTTACCTATAAATTTTTTCATTACATTTTACTCTCTAAATCTTTCAATACATCAGATTTATATTCGTTTGGAATTTGAATACCATATTCAACCGCTTCAATTTCTTCTTTTGAACTTAAATTATTAATATAAATTCTTAAATCTCTAAAATAAGTAATATGATAAGTTAAAAATCCAGTAGCTTTTTCTATAATTGATTTCATTTGCTCATTGGTAAAATATTCACAATGTTCATCATGGTCACTTGTATGCCAAGGAATTTGTTCTATTCCCATTTGAACTTGACCCATTAAACCTAACATAGAAGTTTGGTCATGGTCAGTTAAGGTAAAATGTTTTAATTTACCATCAATTACTATATCAAATCCATTTGCAATCATACTTTGCTGTACAGAGTTCATTTCTGAAATTTTTCTTTCTTTTACAGATTCGAGAGGTTCGCTAGGTTTGATATAAACAAATTTTGCAACATAAGATTCATCATTTGTTACTAAACCGCTTTTTGGAATAGAAGGAACCCAATCATTAAATTTATAATTTTCTACCTCTTGCACAGTAGGGACTTCTAATTCTTCATAATTATATACTTTTTGTGTTTGTTCTCCTATAATTCCACCGTCTACATTAGAAGAAAAAGTAACAATCTTTTTAGGTTTTGTCCATTTATGATTATCATTCGTATATCTATATACATTTTCTTCTAGGTTCGGTTCTTCATAATCATATCTATATCTACTATAATCTCCAAACATAAAATCAGCATCTGTAAATAATTGAAAACCACTTAAATTTTGTTTACAATTTCTTACTTCTATTGTGTTTTCATCTATCTTTTTTACAGAGCCTTGTAAGTGCTCATCACTATTTAAAAATTTAATATAAGACATAATATTCTCCTTTTTTATTACGATACGGTTCTACCAGTAAATTTTATTCCTTCCATCCTAGCTCCACTTTCTGACGCGCTATCATCAAAAACAGTACATCCTATGGTAATTCTACGGTTTGGTAACGCAACAGTTACAGATGTTACAGATCCAGAAGTAGTGGATGGGCTTCCTTCAACTCCATTAGTATAACGACGGGCATACCCATCATATATACCATTACAATGATGATATAAATAATTTCCAGCATTAAATTCTGCAACACTTCTCACCCATCCTGAGGTTGTTCTTGTATCATTATTACTAATCCATATAGCCCCTCTTCCGGTGTATCCCCTTGCAAAATACATATGACTGTATTTAGTTCCATCAACATATACAGCATAATTTTCGCTTCCGTTCTCATTAAGCACACCGGCACCAGCCCAAGACATATATGTAGGTACCATATCCGAATACTTACATACTGCTCTGGTTGAGGTATCAGCAGTCAACGTCACCTTTGTTCCAACAGTACCTAATACCCATTTTATAAACGTAAGTCCACTTCTTGTATAACCATCCGCAGGTAAAGTTACAACAGGATTCACAATATTTCCATTATTATAATACCGATTACCAGATACAGGATTTGTAGCACCACCAGAAGCATAATTGTTAGCAAATGATAGTGTAAATGTTTTCTTAAACACGGCATATAAAGTAATCGGAGCATCTGCCATTTGTTTTTCTGATAAAATATCTGCATTAGCAGAATTGTCTTCTTTCCATCCGAAAAATTCATATCCGTCTTTTGTGGGAATAAATGAAGTAGGTGTTAGGCAAGATTCTCCATAATTTATAAATTCTGTTTTTACATTATTTGAATCTACATAATAGGTCACTATATTTCCACTAAGAAAAACAACAACACCATCATGTATCCACTTTTTTACATTTTTCCCATCATAAGACATGATTTTTATATTTGTATTTTCATAAGTTGTAGTTGACATTTTAACACCTCATCACTTATAAGAAGAAGTCGTCAAAATGCCAGTACTCTCATCAAAAGAATCAACAAATAAACACTTTTTTAATTTTGTTAAAATAGATTTTGTTGCAATAACATCTATTAAAAATCCTTCTGTGTTTACATTGTCAATATCTTCTAATGAACTTATCATAACTCCGGCAACGGCACGATTTTGTATAGCATTTGTTGAAAGTTTGTTTAAAACTTGGTCTATTTCTTTAGCACCACCCATTTCTAAACGCTTTCCACCAACATCTAAATACATCTTGCCGCTACCACTTGTATCAAATATTATTTGGCCATCTATAATTTCTTCTTCATTAGGGGTAGGAGTTCTATTAAATAAAACGTCTACTAAATTAGCCATATTTTAATCTCCTTTTAATCTTCATAATAAGGATAATACTTAACTAAATTTACAGACATAGTACTACCCAATCCACTTTCCATATTTATTGATTTAATCATATATTTTTCTGTTTCTTCAATACCATATTTATTTGGTAATGTAATTTCAACAAGCCAATTTACATCCAACCAATATATAGGAATACAATTTATTGTAACATTATCTTGTAAACGACACCTTGTATATAGTTCCCATTTTGCTCTTTCTTGTGCTAAAGCAGTGGTATAAATATTATCATAATCTCCACCGTTCAACGTAATTCTAATTTCCCCAACAGTTCCATTTATATAAAACGGACTATTTGGATTTAATTCTTGAGATTGAGCATATGGTGTAATTTCTCCCATAAATTGAAAATATTTTTCTTGGTCATATTCACTAGCTTCATAATATTTTAATGTATACGTTGTATCGTTTCTTAATTTTACAGTATTATGTATTTCGATTTTCTTCAAACTGTTAATTTGAAAATAAGGCATATATACATTATCGCATCCAGTCATCGGAGTTCTAAACGTATATATCATGCCATCTGTGTAATCTGAAATAGTATCGTCAGTGACAATATATGTATCATCATTAATAATTGCCCTATTTGGATTTTCAACAGATTGAACATTATCAAATTCCCAATGGTCTGTCCCATATACAAATTTTACTACATAATATGTATTTTCATCAGAAAACGTAGGTACAGTACCATTTTCATTTCTAATAGGATATGTTAAAACTTTAGTTTCAGTAGTAATGTTACCGCTAGAATCTACTTTTTGATGTTTCAAAGTTACTTCTAATTTTTTAGTACTTCCTAAATCAACATTAGTATTGAATCCTATTTTTGTATACCTACTTAAATAATTCAAGCCGCTCAAAGAAATTTTATATGTATCTTCATTTGTTGCGGCAAGTCCACCATAATTTTTAATATCATGCGTTTTCCCGATAACTGTAATGGAATTTTTTAAAGATTCATAATCTGTATTTTTTTGATAATTTATGATATTGATATTCCATATATCATCATCTACCATAATCTGTTCATTCTTGCCACTTGGTATTAAATTATAATGAAAGACTCCATCCACATCAAAATACATTTGATAATTAGGTAATATATCACGTAATTGTTTTAACAAATCATATATTGTACCACCAATATCTACGTTAATATCGTTAGGAACGTCAATTTCGCATTCATCTATAACATATTTTGTAAAACCAGCTAATTCAAGACACGCTATAATAGCAGTACGAACATTAGAACCTTGCGGAATAAGATATGGCAATCCAATAAGATTACCATTTCTTAATCCGGTTAATTTTGCCATTAAATCCAATCCTTGAATTGTTATTTTGTTTTCTATGGCAGAATATAATCTTTGAGGATTGTTGATTAAATAAATTCCCATATTTGTATATTCTATATTTCCAGTCCTTATGTCTTTCTGTCCGACAGATATTTGAACATATTTGTCAAGCCAAATTTTATTTCCTTTACGAATATCAAAAGAACTATCTCTAGGAGTTAAAGATACACTACAAGTTCTACGAATATCTGAATTTGCATCAATAGTAAAACTAGGAGATTCTATGGAATCACCAGTAATATCTCCTACGTTTTGGAATTGATAATTTAATAAATTTATTCTATAATTTATAATCCTAACATTTTGTTTAGACAAACTGTATTCTGTTTGTGTAGGCATACTTTCCTCCTTTCTATTCTACGTCTATTAATCCATTGTAATATAAATCATGCTGATTATCAAATTCTCCTTGTTCTACCCAATTCACAGTAATTTGAGCAACACCATTTCCATATGAACTATTATAAGAAATAGTAGGAGAGCCGGTAAATCTAACTAAATATATTTTACCATTCCAATCTTTTAATATCTTAGCACTCATATTATTGAAAAATTTACATAAATCATTAGTTTGCTTAACAACATCTAATCTATCTATTTTATGGGTTTTATTAAAATTATAGCCCTCTACTAAAGCGGTAATAGAACCACTCATATATTCTAATTCACTATTTTTTTGTAAAATAGGATAAAGACCATTTAAAGGACTATAAGTACCAATAGGTGAGTTTGCAGTATCTCCACCATAAGATATGTTTGCTATTAAATTAAATACATTATTAGAATCAGCTATTGTCACACAATTAAATTTTGTTTTTATACTATTAACAATATAATCGCCCTCTACATTTCCTTCTAATAAAGGTACTAAAGCATAATCAGCATAATAATAACTTGGAATATAATAATCATCTAATGTTATTATTAAGTCCGAAATTTCACTAATTTTATATTCTTTTAAAGTAATCCAATTAAAGGTTCCATGCTCTCTTCTCTTTACTTTTAAATAAGTTAATTTTTCCAATAATATATCAATATTACCACCACGAATATTATTATCAAAATCACAAGCTACTCTAGTATTAGAATCCCATTGTGGAATTACAGTCGTAAATTCGCTAGTAACATCATTTGTTAAATTCATATTATTAAAAATACCATTATATAATTTAACTCCGACAGTTGGGAATATAGAAGACATATTGCCGGACATTGGAACAAATTCTACACCTTGAGTATACTGTTCATCTCTATATGACATATCAGTTAATCTATCTGTGACAAGATTACTTTCATCCCATCCAAATATATCGTTAGCTCTTTGTAATACAACGAATCTTAAATCATATGTGTCTCTAACTTTTCTAAACCATACAAGATAATAAGATTTTTGATTTATAATATCTACATAGTTAGAAGTTTGATGTACAGTATGGACTCCATTTACATATCCATTTACTTCAAATCTATCTTTTACTTCTGTTTTTCCATAAGGTATTTCTCTAATAAGTTCAATAGTAAATCCATTATCTTCTGTTCCTATTGTTGCAAACTTTCCAAAATAACCAGCTTTCATAAACAAAGTAAATGTAAAATTTGATCTAATACTGTAACCTTTTGTCCATTGAACATAATTATCATTGTACACCAAATCTATCATAGATGGAGTCATCCATACACTTATAGGTTGATTATTCAACATATCATAAGTAAATATTTCCTGCCATTTTACATAATTCGTTAAATCAGTAGGTGCTAATGATTTTATATAACGAGGCGGGTCATATTTCTCCGGAACTTTACCATCCGCAATAACTATATTACTCTCTATTCTAACACAACCATTTTCACATAAATTTTCTAGGTTTAACAAAGAATATAATTCAGGATAATAATATCTAACATTAAATGAATAATAATCTGTGGATACCGTAGTTCCATTTATGGTCACAGCAATTACATTCATTTTATAATTTACATTATTTTCTAGTCCACTAAAAGTATGAGTAAAACTAACCGGAACTACATTTTCACCAATATAAAATTCGCTTTCATTAATTAAGTTATTTCTTTCATCATACAAATAAAACTTTAAATAATTTAATAATTCACCTTGTATTTGGTTATATGTAACTCCAAATGTATAATTTGTAGATTCTACTAAGTCGTTTAAGGGTAAATTCGTTAATGTTAATGTAGGACTATTATAGCAATAAAATTGAATTACATTACTATTTTCACTTTCATTCCCATCACTGTCATAAGTGTTAAAATAGAAATTATAATAATTATCATTAGTTAAGGTTCCAGCAGGAACAGTTTGCTCAAAACGGTAACTTTCAATTTTATTTTGATATATTATGCTGTTGTCAGTTTGTAATCTAATTGTTATTCTATTTGCAACAACTTGACTACCACCATTAGCAACAAAACTAAATGTTTGATTTTTAGTTGCATCAAAAGCAGACACGCCTTGTGCAATAGGCTTAACTAACGCCATATTATTCTCCTTTATAAATTATTTAATTCGTTCTTTTCCACATATATACAGCCGAAATATTATTATTTTTAATTTGTTCCCAAATGCCGCCAAATAATATTGCAGGATTTATTATTTCTGTTGACACATAAACACTTCCAATAGGATAAATTTTGTCAAAATCAGCACCTTTCAATATAAACATATTATTATATTGACCTTGTGGTATAACAACTCTAACCATTTCATTTAAGGTACACTTTCCACCTATTGTATAAATATTCTTATATTCTACACCATTCAAATCTATATTATAGCTTCCATCAGATTGAACACTAACAACTCTTGCTGTAGTAGTTATATCTCTATTGCTTTCATTGACACATTTTTTTACAAAAGATTGTACACCTTGTAATAATTGGTCATAAGCATTTTTTTCTCTTTCATTTGTCATTAAAATATGCCTCCTTAATATGTACAAGGGGCAAAATTTGCCCCTTAAATTAAATTCTCTTAAACGATTGTTGAGTAATATCCGTACTAAAATGTTGCATATAATCAACGAATTCTTGTCCATCTTTTACTTTTGGAAGACTTATAGAGCCTATAGAAATTGTTGTTCCATTATTCACTTCATTGTTTGCAAACGGAGCAGAATTAATTTGTCCACTTAACGAATTAAAAATACTAGCAAGAGTTTTAGTAGAATCAGCATTTACAACACCACTTCCACTACTTAATCTCATTAAAGCTCCTTGGTCATTGTTTAATTTAGAACCGATAACCAATTCACGATATTTAGGATTATCACCAACTAAAGCTATTTCATTGTCTTTAATTGAATTTGTACCACTGGCATACGCCATGATACGACCACCCTTAACATGAATGTTCTTGTCTTTTGACTTAGTTGACTTAGGACGAGTAGTTGTTTTAGGTTTAGTTACAGTAGTGGTCTTGGTAGTTTTTGTACTACTTCCACCGCTTGATTTTTGACTAATACTAATACTACCCACATCAATTCCACTCCCACTAATATCGGGAAATGACATAGCACCAACAGTAGCGTTCCAATCGGCAACAAAATTTCCTAATTGAGCAAGCATTTTATCTTCATACTCTTTTTGGTCTTTTACACCATTTTCAAGTAGTTCTTTTGTTGCTTCTTTTTGTGCTTTTAAGTCATTGATTCTATTTTCATAATAGTCTTTAAGATAATCTTTTTGCTCTTCTAATTGTTCTTTTAAATCTTCATAAGATTTCTCACGTTCAGTTCTAAAATCTTGTAACGCTTCTAATCGTTCGTCATAATTATTAAGTTCATCATCTCTTAATTGTTCTAAAAGTTCTTTTTGCTTTTTATACTCTTGTTCACGATTAAATTCATCTATATCAGATTGTGCACTAGAAACAGCTTCTTCATCGGAAGAATATTGAAATCTTCCATTTTTAAAGACCATTTGCTTAGTTTGTTGTGCGGTAGCTAAAGCATTTAACTTTTCTTGTAATGTAATAGCATCATTTACAGCATTATTATTCTTTTCTAAAGCATCTAATTGAGCATCCCAATATTCTTTTCTTGCATCACGTTCTTTTTCAAGAGCATCAATTTCAGCATCAATAGCATCTAATTGTGCATCTTTCTCTTTTTCAATAGCATCAATTTCTGCTTCGATTCTGTCAATTTCAGCGTCTCTAGCATCTTCTATCTTATCAATCTGTTTATCATAACCATCTAAAATAAAATTAATAACATCTTTATACTTATCTTTTAGTTGGTCAAGAGCTGATTTTTCAGATTTTGTTGAACTAGCTGATTTATTATGAGCTTTAGATGAAGTATTGCCATAAGTTGTTGTATCTATTGTTAATTCAGCAACTTGTTTAGCAATATCTTTATACCCTTGAAGAATTGCTCTTTGTCCATTGTCGCTCCATTTAACAGTTCCACCCATTGTAGTTATGGCTTCTCCAACAGACAATGAAAATGTATTCATTTTAAGAGCACTAGCTTTAGCTTGTTCTCCAGTTGTTTCAATATTACTTCCTAAATCAGCTACTAAACCTTTTGCAAAATCTGATACTTCTGCCATATTGCCTTGAGAATATGCTAAAATATCAGCCGCCGCCGCTTGCTGTAATTCTTCAATCTTTGCGGCTTTCATAGTCTCAACCAAATTTCCAAGAGTCGTTTGATTTATTTCAATCTGACCATTTTCGTTTTCTAATGCTGTTAAATAATCGGCACTAACACCCATAAGGGATTGGAAAGTGTCAATGGTTAATTTACCATTCGATTCGTATTCGGCTTGGGCTTCAACGGCAGTTTCTAAAGCGGATTGAAGATTATCAATACCCGTACTAGCATCATTAGAAGCATCTCTTATATCTTGTAAATTCTGTAGAAAATTTTCAAGTTCAATATCACCCATTAAAGAGCTATATCGTTCTAATTGCGAATTTGTAAGTCCAAGAGAAGACACTAATTTTTCAATACTATCTATAATTTCAGAAGTAGCTTCGTCATATGATTTTGTACTTTCAGTTGTTTCATCTGTAGTAGTTTTTACATCTTGTTCTTCTCCATCAAGTCTTTTAAGTGTTTCAGTGTAAGAAGTAAGCGAAGTAATTGCATCTTGAATTACTTCATCTTCTTCATTAACTCCTTGAGTTGCTAATGAAATTGTTTCTGCATAGCTAGCTGTCGTTTCTCGTAATTCTTCTTTTTTAGTTCTAAGCGCATCAATATCTGAATTGATTTGCTTATACTCTTCTGACTCTTTTTGGTTTGATTCCTCTAGTTCTTCTCTTTTTATCAACAAAGAATTTATTTCATCTTGAGTTTCATTTAATTGCTTTATATAACTGTCTAATGCTTCTACGACAGTTCCTTTATTAGCTAATTCACGAACGGTATCTCCTGTATACCCAGAAGCAACAGTAACTTGAGTTGAACCAAATGCCCCTGCATCAACTGTTTCTTTTTGTAAAGTCTGTTTGGCTTCGTCTGTTGCTTTTTCTTTGGCTATTCTAGCTAATTCTTTTTGTACTAATAATTGATTCTCAAGACTAGCTTCTTCTTCTTGCAACATTCTTAATTGAGTTTCATCAGTAAGTTCTAGGTTGTCTTTACTATTGATTTCCTCAATTCTGTCTCTTACGTTTTCAAGTTGTTTTTCTAGTCCATCAGCCTTAGTTTGAGCTTCTTCATAATCAGATTTTAACTCTTTAAGTTTCTCTACGTGTTCTTCAAGCGTTACATTAAAATGGTCATATGCCGCTTTTATAGCTACTATAGCACCTACAGCTATTGTAATCATACCAAATGGAGTAGCCGCCCAAGCCGCCGCATTTGCTAAAAATTTAGTTGTTAATACACCAGTAACTTGACCTAATGTTGTTTCTCCGGCTATTAAAGAAGTAATTGCACTTGCTAAAATATTTGTTTTGGATATTGTTTGTAAGGAAGTCCAAGTTTTATTAAGTAGTGCAATTCCAGCAGTTAATGAAGCTATCTTAATTATAGCTTGACCAATATCGCTATTGGCAAACTTTAATATAGCAATTCCAACATCAAGTAAGTTCTTAGCAAAATCTTGAAGTCCACCTTTGCCTAGAACAAGTTCTTGTAATAATGCTTTTAATTGATTTAATTTGGCACTAAGAGAATCAAGGTAAGCCGTATTCTCTTGCTCCGCAGAATTAGCAGAATCAGTGGCTAAAGCTACTGCTTTTTGCGCGTCAGCAAAATTTTCGAGTACACTAACGAAAACCTCGAACTGATTCTTTCCAGCTAAACTAATCGCTAATGCTTGCTTCTCAGAATTGGTCATATCTTCCCAACCACTTGTAAAAATATCTTGCATAATATCAAATGTACTACGCATATCCCCAGTTGTTGAGTCTAATAAACTAATTTGCTTTGTAACGCCTTGAACAGAAATTTCTAATGTATCTGCGCCTTGAGCCGCATTAGCAATATTATTACCTATGGTTCTCAAACCTCGTGCGACTTTACTAGCTTGCCCTTGCATAATCTCAGTGCCACTTGTTACTAAAGCAATGGTTTGTTCATATGTATTTCCTAATGCTCCCATAGCACTAGAGGTTTTGCTTAAAGCAGTGCTAATATCACTAGAACTTACCGCCATATTATTCGATACGTTGTTAATAGCATTGATAGTATGTAAAGCAAATGTTTCTGTATCATTAGAAAATGCTTTCATCTGGGAAATTATAAAATTGGCACTATCCCCACTACTAATAGCTTCGTCTGCAATGTTACGATATAATTCGGCTATTCTTGCTAATTGAGCCGCATCTTCTTCTGAATATCCACTTTTTACAAATTCTGTACTACTAGAAACCATTTCTGATCTAGTCCGAGCCACAGTTTGACCAAGTTCTCCTAATTTTTGCGTATAATCATCTAATGACTCTCCGCTTAAATCAGACACTTTTTTAAATTCAGTGACAACATCATCAAATTCTTTAACTGTTTCAATAGCATCATCAAATGCTTGTTGCATCATTTGAATAGGCTTTGTAGCAAGATAAAACTTACCAACCTTTGTTACAATATCACCAAATGATTGACCTAATGATTTTGCTTGTGTTTCTGCTTTAGAAGTTGCTTCTCCAAGATTTGTAATAGAACCACTTGCTTGTTTTGCTGTTTTAGCCGTCTCACTAAGATTTTGACTTGATTGCTTTACTTCTTTGTTAAATGGCTTGAATTTTTCATTCAACTTTGTAGTGGAACTATATAGCACTTCATTCGCTTGGTTTAGTATCGTTGTCTGTTGATATGTTTTACCCAGATTATTACTATAAGTTTCTACTACTTTATTTACTTTCTTGAAAGATTGGTCATTGATTTTTACATTGACATTTAATGTAGCAGTTTGACTAATCTTTTTAAACTCATTGTTTAATTGGTCGGTTTTCGGTACAACTTGTACTCCTAATTGAAAATCATTAGCACTTAAATTATTCGCCATCTAATCACCTCCGACCAAATTGTTTCTTATCTTCTTTAGGTCTAATATTCTTCCACACTATACAAATAGCTTCTGCAATATCATCATCTTGTTTTTTACTTTTAGACCCTTTGACAAAATGTAAATTCAATCCAAATGTTTCATTGACGAAATCAACAGCCTTTTGTTTTTGGTCTTCTCTTGACCTTTCTTTTCCTAACAAAAATCCCATATCTTTACGCCATTCATCTACATCGTCATACTTTATATTATAATGTAATTCTTTAACTAACTTTAAATAAAAAGCCATGTGAACTCCACCTAGTATAATAAGTGGCTTAACAATAGCTTTTCCTTTACTCCCATATCTTACAAATTCAGGTACGTCTTCCATATAGATTTCTTCGACTTTATATTCTTCTAATATGGGAGTGATTTGTTCTATTATTTCAAACACATGGTCTTCCCATGTTCCATCCTTTGATATAGGTGGTATTTTATTATAATACACCAAATTCAAATCATCAAATATTCCTATTCCTGTCATAGAACTTGATGCATCTATTCCACAAGTTACCATATGTTTTCTCCTTATATTATCTTTTTCAACTCTTCTTGAAATATATTCTCAAATTCCCTTTCACAGTATTGTATGAAATCATTCCAAAATGGTCTTGCTCCTAATTGTGGAAAACCAAATGCTTCACCTATTGCACCATCATTTATAATATGTGCTAATTCATTTTCATTATCATTCCATGCTTCGACCCATACATTACTACCATGTTGAAATTTGTCGGAATTAAATGCCAAAGTGTTGATATTTTGAAATATTTCAGCTTCAACTATTTTACCTTTAAGTTTAGCAGAAGTCTTTTCCCAAGAGTTCTTGAAATCAAATGTTCTATCATAAAATGTAGGAGAGTATGATTCATACACATCCTTTTGAATGAACTCTCCTAATTTGTCTAATAACCTGTCTGTCGTTCTATCCAATGCTTCTTGACATTTTCCATTTAATATATTTTCAAGTTGTGTATATGTTGTAATTATCATTTTAGTTCATCTCTAAACTTTGTTAATGTTTGTTCAAGATTTAATGTGTTAGGCAAGTCTTTCATAGAAACTTCCATAGACTTTACAAAATCTCTAATCACATTAGTTGTACTTAATTCTTCTTTTACTAAAACATCAATCATGTAATAGTTATTTACTTCCATCTCAAAGTCAATATCATTCTCTACTACATAATCATAGATTTCACTGCAATCCTTAAACTTATCCATATCGTCAAGGACAATTTGTGCAACCATACCTACCTTTAATATATATCTTTCAACAGCAGTCTTATGAACTAATTCTCCGTTCTCTACCTTTGTTAATTCATTTACTACTTCCATAAGTTCATTAGATGTTAAATATTTTTTCATATTCTTTCCCTTTCTATGTACGGATGGGTGTCTTACCCATCCTAAATTAAAAAATGGAGAGATGTTTCCACCTCTCCATAATCAGCTTCATAGAAGCTAACATTAAATACTATCATCTATATTTTCTCTGACCATCTTTTCGTAAAACATTTTTGCCATATCATAAGTAACGTCCACTAAACAATTTACTCCACAAAAATCCATAAGTTTGTTTAATTGTGAACCAAATCTATTCGACCGTTTGCTGATTTCAGACAAATAATCATCTATCGTCAACTTCTATGAGCCTCCCTTCTGTTTATTATTTATTTTCCAAAGCATTTAATCTATCTAATATGCTTTGATATTGCTCTTGTGTAATAATACTTTCTTGAATTTTTATATTTGTCCATTTGTATGTTCCATCATTTTGAACACATTCATAAAAATATCCATGTGTATAGTCACTCGTACTTGTTCCAATAAATTGAACCACTTGACCACCACAAGATTCTGTTGCGGTAGACATGATTTCATATTGAGGTATACGTTCGTTTACTTCTTCAAGTGTGGCAAACGTCTTTGCAATCTTGTCGCTTGAAAATGTCTTAGCCAGTCCAGTTGCATTATCATCAATTAGACCGTCTACCTTTGTATCAACATATTCAATGTTATCAATCACTGTTTCATTTGGCATAGGTAGATTAGTCTTGTCACCTACTAAGTCTGCCAAATCTTGTAAATGTCCGTCTGTTTGTGCTAAATCAGTAGCACTTGCGACACCTAAGTTTTCAAAGGTCATGTTACCGATAAGTTCAGTGCCTTCAATCTTAGGTCTATTGATTAAATCTTCATAGTCATCAGTTCCACTACCACCTTGAATTAAACCAGCGTCAATACTTGAACCATCAGTTAAGGTTACGATTAAATGGCTATTTGCATTGATTGTCACATTGTCAATACCAACACCAACTTCACCTTTATCTCCAATGTCACCTTTAGCACCATCATTAACTTGAATAGTTGTTGTCTTTTCTGTTCCATCGTCCGCTGTCCATGCGAATACAACAGTTGTAACATCATCTACTTTAGTAGCCGATTTAATAGTGCAATTCTTACCAGCTAAAGCACCAGTAATACCTTTTAATGATTCATCTGTATATTTCTTTGAGAGTACAATATCAATTATGTCCATATTACCCTCCTATTGTTCTAACCATTGCTTATTTTCTGCGTCATATAAAAACGCCACCTTTGTGTCCATCTCATAAAATGTAGAAGCGTTAGGAATATCATCACTAATAGGCTTGTTATCAGTAGATAGACCATATAATTCTGCGGTTGCTTGTTCAACTTGACCGCCAATCCTTGCTATTGTTACCATATATTACCTCCATTATAGGTTTATTCCAAGTTGTGACAAAGCATAGATTAAAGCACCTATTCCAAGCAAAATACCAACTGCATTATGCTTTAAGAATAGCATCCAATCAAATTTACCTTTATCATCAATAACTTCCATTCGTTCATTTACTTCATCAAATTTCTTGTCCATTGTGCTTTCAACATTCTTTACTTTATCATTCAAGTCTTTTACTGTTGAAGCCAATTCTGATGTTACTCTATTACTATCCTTAACACTTTGAGCCACTTCAATCATTGTGTCCTTTAATGTGTCTAATGTATTTGACATTTTATCATTACTTTCAATACATTGCTTTGTTAAAATATTGTTTGTATTAAGGTCAATTTTTACTTGTTGAATTTCATCTTTTAATTCTTTAATTTCCGTATATTCTATTTTATTAACCTTGGCTTTAAGGTCGTGTAATTCTTGATTGTCTTCCATATATCTATCCCCTCTATATATATTCTTTATGATTCTTAAATAGTAATAAGTCTGTCATTACAAGACTTAATAATACACATTTACATAATTGCTCTAATCCAAAATAATATGTTATAAGAGAAATAGCCATATAAATAGTCATAATCAATACAACCCTTTTGAAATGCCAGTCCTCATCTTTTCCTTCGTGTTCTGCATTTAATTCTATCGGTGCTTTCTTATAAATATCTACACATGAATATAAGCACAATAAAAAGACTACCCATATAGGAGCAGTCTTTTAGATAATAGAGAACATTATTCCGATTATTGAACTAATAATAAAACACTTACCGTTTGTGTGGCAATGAAATCCCATTGTATAACTGCGAACGCAACTCAAACAAATTCCTAATACAAGCATTTGCCACCAAACACCAAATATATAACCTATGCCCATTAGTCCACCGAATGTTAATATAAGATAGACAACACAAGTTATATAATAAGCCCAAGGTTGACCAATTTTAGACTTCAAGAATAATTGTAGTTTGTCTAACATATCAACACTCCTTTTCTATGTACTTCGGTTCTTAGGAAGAGCCGACAAGACCTTTTGTTGTAGTTATAATTACTTACGAACTACGCCACCAATACCTAGCTTCATTATTTTACACTTCTTTTACCTTTCAATGCTATAATATATTCAATTATTCTAATTGGTATTAAATATAAAAATATTATAAATTGTTTATTTATATTTAAGTCTAAAACTAATGATTTTATATTAAATATATATTCAAGAAATATACTATATAAAACTTCAATTATAAATAAAACCATATATCCGACAATAACAGCTTTAAAACAATTAGATAAATTTACATCACTAAAAGCAAAATAATATAAACTCATAAAAATAATTGCAATTATTTGTTTTATAGTAGGTGGGAATATAATTACTATTATTGAATTTACTATAATCATTACAAATATTTGATAAAATTTTAATCTAATATTACTATAACTTCTAGCAAACAAATAAAAATAAATACTTTCCCATAAACTAAACAATAAACAATCAGTAATAATCTCTTTAATCATATATTTATCCTCCATTAAATGATAAGTATATTATACCACTTAAAGGAGGATTTGTCAAGAGGAAATGTTCTATGTACGATTACAACTTAGAATCTTTTGCAATCCATTTAATACTATTCCATATACAATCGTCTTGAAACGATTTTTTCAATACCATATTTTCTTTTGTGTATTTACCATAGTTCAAATGTACTTCACACCTATAAATTTCTACAACACATTTATTTTGACTAATAACAACTTTATATTTTTTAAGACCCCTTTCAATCAATAAAGCAAGTTCACCGTTGTCATAAGCAAAATGATATTTTTCGATATTAAATTTATTTAACACTTTTTCTGTGTACTCGATATTGTCACTAAAATTGTTTCTGTCATACCACTTTTGATTCATCATTGCTCTCTCCCTTGCACTTTGTCGAAAATATCTAAACTTAATTCTCTACTATTTAGCAAGTAATTACAAAGTGAATCATAATGATTTTCTGAGTGTTCATTTAATTGTAACACTAATTCTTTTAGTTCTAAGTTTTCTTTGTCTAACTTATATACTTTCCACACTGAAAACAATCCGACAATCAAAGATGAAATAATTAACACAACTATAATAGTCCATACTAATATCATTTTGTTATCAAAAAATAGTTCTCCTTCAAAGTAAAACTTACTTGTATAATATACTATACAAAAAATACTTAATAAAGTAAACAAAGAAATAGATATACGTTTTGCCATTCTACAAACCTCCTTTCTTATAATTATAATATATTATATCATAAAAAAGAAGGTTTGTCAATATCTTTATGAAGACATTCTTAATTTTGAATGTTCATATCTTACTTTCTTTTTATTAGAAGCTACATACAACATCGTAGTACGAACAGAACTATGTCCCATTAATTCTTGAACAGAAGTAATATCAGCATATTCTGATAAATTAGTTCCGAATGTTCTTCTAAATTTATGAGGAAATGCTTCTTTAATTCCAGCTTTATTCGCCAAAATATGAACAATTCTTCTTAAATTCCCATTTGATAGTTTGTCATAAACATATCCTTCACCTATTTTTGTTTTTCTGTCGTTACAAAATAGCCATTCTGACTCTATTCCGTTCTTTTATCTTTCTGTTAAATATTGATTCACATGATAAAAACAACCATCAGAAAAGTAGACAGTTCTTTGTTTATTTCCTTTTCCATGTACAATAAATGATTTATCGTAAAAATCAACATCTTCTAATTTAAGGTCACACAATTCAGAATTTCTAATTCCAGTTGTCAATAATAAATCTATAATAGCTTTTTCTTTATAAGATAAACAAATATCTTTAAGTTTTGTTACCTCAATATCACTATATGGATTTCTCACCTTTTGTTCGCTTTTAATCACTTTAATTTTAGCCACAGGATTGTGTCTAATATAATCTTCTTGTACAAGTCACTGATAGAAAGAATTTAACTCTCTTCTATTATTGTCTATTGTAGAAAATTGATTTCCAAGAGTTTCTAAGTGATAAAAATAGGTTCTAAAATGATTAGTATCAACATTCAATAAGTCCATATCAAACATGCTTTCAAACCTACGCAAAGTATAATCATAACAATGAATTGAGTTCATAGAAAGACCTTCTATTCTTTTTGAAATAAGATAAGAGTCAATAAGCTTCTTATTTCTTTCAGCATAAGCACATGGTAAATCTTTTTGCTCAATTTCTTCTATATTGTATCTTTCAAGCTCTTTAGTTAATACGTTTCTTAATTTATCATGGTGCTCTTTGCTTAAATACTATCCCATTACTAAAATGATATTTCTAAATAATTGTTCTTTTGCGTCCATACTTTACATCCTCCATTCAATTTAATGTGTTGTTGATATTTGCATTATAACACATTGTTAAAGATTTGTAAAGAATTATTTTTAAAAGTGCAAAAGCTTAATTATCTAAATGGCAATTTAACTATGCATAGTGGTTCAATTACCACCGACTATTCTGTACGTCCTATTCTTTATAGAGCAAATTCATTTGAGGCAATGGTGTATATAGATGGTTTAAAAAATTTGACGAAAGAAAAAACCATTACTATTGCAACATTGCCAGAAATTGCTAGACCTACTGGAAATAGAATTGTTGATGCAACATCTCCAAGTGATGCATATGTGAGAATTTCAGTGACAGCGTCTGGATTAATTGAAGCATACTTATATACTGATATTACACCGGAAAACGTAATAATTACGTTCACATATATTAAGTAACTAATTAATCAACCTACATATTGACTAGTAACTGTTCTACCTGTATATTTTCCAAGTGCCTTTACACTACTACCATAGTATATTGTATAAACACCTGTATTATTACCAAGATATACATAATCATTTACGTTCGTCGGTACAGTAAAACTTTTAGTTCCACCAGTCAGGTAACCAAGTAGTTTTGTCCCTATGCATATAGGTGAGGGCTCATTATTATATGTATGATCGCAAGTAATAGATATAGATGATACTTTAGCTCCATTAATTATCTCATTACTAATTTGCGTCCTATTAATGGCTTGATCGTAATAATCACCCCATCTTCTAGTTAAAGTACCGCTTCCATACGTAGTACTCTTCTTAATTACTCTATACACAGTCATATTACTATTAGCAGTGAAAGTCGCGACCGGACTAGTTCCACTACTACTCATAGACCATCCGACAAAGGTAGCACCGCTAGGAGCCGTACTTCTACGAACAGTAGCTCCCTTCTTATATTTGACAGCAGTACTAACCCCGGCTTCTACAAAAGTAACTGTTACTGCGCTGGTAAATACTTCTACATCATTGTAGATGACTTTTTCCAGAGTAGTGCCGTCATAAATAACGTTATCTACAGTAGTACCATTAAATATTAAACTCATGATATCACATCCTATTTCGTTGTAATAATAAGCGTAGTTCCGCTTAATGACATAGTCGCTTGAGTTCCTAACTTGCCATTTATGTCACTAATACTTCCTTTAATTGTACCATCACCAATATCAGAAATATCAGTAGTACCAACTTCACTTTCTAAAGTTTCTACTTTTATGCTCAGTTCTTTTGTGGCTAGTACATCTGTTAAAAATCCTTTAGATGTAGTGTTTTTAACATCTACTAAATTATCTATCATTACGCCGGCTACGCCTTTGTTTTGAATTGGATTGGTAGAATTTGCATCCAATTTAGTATCAACATCTAACGCTCCACCAACGGACAATCTTTTTGTCCCAATATCTAAATATATTTTACCATTTCCGGAAGTGTCAAAAATAACTTGACCATCTATAATGGATTTAGAATTTGGGCTATCTGTTCTACTAAATAGTATATTTGACATATATTAAATCTCCTTATATATTATCTTTTATGTTTAAGAACACAAATTCTTTGCATTTTAAGATTTCAATAATATCTTTTGCAAAGATTAATCCTAACCGTCTTTCTAAACGACTTTTGCTAATACTACGTCCTTCTTCACATATTACTGTATTCTCTGCATATGTAAAAAATGGATAATTTTCTTTATGTAATATGTAATGACAAGGTTGTTCTTTTTTTCTTGCGTGTGTAATAGGAAATACAAAAACATTAGAACTCGTTTCATTCCTTGCATCTGCACTAATAATTAAACAAGGTCTAACCCCCATCTGCTCAGAATCTTCACCTTTAGGTAAATTACACATCCAAACCTCGCCTTGTTTTACTTCTTTTTTCTTCATATTATTTCTTCCTAGTTCCTCTAAAAGGCGTAAGAGAAACTTCATATCCGTCAAGTCCTTCTTTAAGATATACATAATCTTGGTCAATAGATGTTAATTCTGTTGGTATCTTTTCAACATGGTCATTGATTACAACATATAAGAATAATTTTCCACTTCTGTTCGGTCTATATGATTGCACATAGTAAGAACCTTGTGGGATTTCTTTAATTTTATCTTCAATCATCTTGTAACATTCCTTCCATAAATTTCCATTTGGTACGAATTTATTTTCCTTGAAGCACTGTTTAACATATATACATATTTTATCGTCAATGTTGCAATACAGCCTTGGAAAATACTCTGTTTCATCTTTATAATACATATGTTGGCACATATTTATTTTCACTCCTTAGTAGGGGCAAGTGTTACCTCGCCCCTTATATATGTAAAAGGGATAGCCTAAACTACCCCTTGTTGGCATTACAGCTTTTTGTAATGCTCTTGTAATATCTTAACATCGTCTGCTTCTTCCATGATTATTTTATGAGAAAAATCCCAAAGAGCACTCATAGTAGCAGGAGGTTCGCCATTTTCTTTTTTATATTCGTCAATGATTTTAACCACTTCTGAATGTAAATCCATGGCTTCTTGCATCCGTTCTACTGAGAACTCATAATAATCATTTGCTAAACTTGGATATTCGTGTTTAAGGTCAATAGCCTTACGAATATCTTTATCAGCGTCATGTATCTTTTCTTTTATGTCGTGAGAAATGTTTTGTATTATTACCATATTACACCTCACTAACTAAAAAGTTGATATATTTCTTTGATTGTGCTTTTAACCATAGCACGTTCTTCTGTATTGTCTTTACTGTGCTCATTAAGTTCCTTGAACATATCTTTAAGGTTAGTTAAGAAGTGTCCAAGTTCTTGATGTGACATAGTTAAACTGTCATTACTTCCAGTCTTCTTGTACTCATCTTTATACTTCTTATAGTCAGCAAATTCATCTACAGCATCATACAATTTTTCATCTATCTCGGTTTCTTCAATATCTTTCCGTTCTCTGTCCTCTTTATGCTTTTCTTTCTTGACCCATGTTCCGTCAAGTTTGCATAAGTCCTTTTCCCATTTATTATATCGACACTTTAAAGTATCAATATAAGGCAGAGTCTTTTCAGACAGATTTTCAGAATACATACAAAGTTCTTCTTTCAAAGACTTCATATATTTTTCGATTATTTCTCTATCTTTCACTGACTTTCACCACCTAACATTTCTATTATAGCATCCATCTTTTTGTCTTGCTCTTTCAAATGCTCATGTATATCACTTACTGCATTTTGTATAGCATCTTGCATAGTCGATTGGTCAACATTCTCAAAGAAGTTAAACCAACCAATAAGGAAGCTAATGACACTTAAAGCGTCAAGAGCTTCCCATTGTCTATTATTACTCATTTACAGTTTCATTGTAATACACATAAGCATTAGCACTATTTAAAGTACCATCAGCACTCACTACGAAAGTAATAGGAATTGTACTTCCGCTTACAGATGGGATTGCTTTAATATATTTTGATGGAATGGTAAAAGTATATGTGCTACCAGCTACGGCAGTAAAAGTTGATACAGCAGTAGGTTCAGAAGCCCCATTTACATACATAGAAATTGATACATTTCCTGCACCAGTAGCTGTAAAAACAAAACTACCGCCAACCTTATAAATTCCACGTCTCTTAATGACTAATGCGTTGTTTGCAGAGTCAAAAGAAGTCCTGTTGTTAGTGTTAAAGAACACTGTTGTAAATGGAATTTTTGCATTAGCTGTCAAAGCTGTTGTACTTGTGTTTCCAACTTCTAACATGATATTCTCCCTTCTTTAAAGGGTGTCATGTTTCAGACACCCTTATTGAGTGTCTGTTTATTATGCTACGGTTACACCAGTGTTACATCCGCAACCATATCCGTACCCATATCCATTGTAACCTTGATAACAAGGAGGATTGGTCACGTATCTGCCAAGTGCGTTTAAAAGCCCTTGACTTTGCATAAAGTTAGAAATTGTGTTATCACGTTCTTGTAGCTTATCTCTAAGTTCTTGAACAGTGTTAGCTTGCATTAAAGCTCTTGTTGCTTCACCATCAGCATGAATAGCATTTACGATTGCACAAGTGTTTTGTGCATTTTCATACTTTAAGCTGTCGATATTGCGGTTAGTGGTACAGCAACAATTTTGTTGTTCATAACCTAAATTAGCAATACCTTGATTTACACTGTTAAAGCCTTGCATAGTATCAAACCTTACATTGTTAATAAGATTAGCATTAGCATAACTTGCATCACAAATTCCGTTAGTAATTCCGTCCAGTTTAGAAACGATTGTTCGTGTATCAAAGCCTCTTTGAATATCTGCTTGAGTTGCTACTGCACCATTACCACCGAATCCAAAACCACTTCCTGTACCGAACAAAAGTACGAAAATGATGATAAGAGCTAGAATACCACCACTTGTACCGCCTCCGAATAGACCGTCACCATCTCTTCCATTTGCTAAAGCCATTGCATCTGCTACGCTTAATCCGTTTCCATCCATTGCCATGTTATAATCTCCTTTACATTATAAAATATAGTTTATTAGTTGTTAATACACCATACATAATGTTGCGCACCCATTATATAGATATATTATATATCTAAAAGAGATGCACTAGAGATTGTATATAATCTATATTTACAAATTAACACTAGATACACCTCCTTTAAGCATACCTAATGTAGCGTTGTAAACTACATATAATCTTTTCATTTCATTTTATCAGTTACTTGGAAATGTAACTAATGTTTCTTTGCCACCTTTCTATATATCATTATAATATTCTTCTGCAAAAACCCATCTACACCCTTTATGAGTTTTATGATTTTTTAATTTATTGCAACAATTTGAAACAGCTCCAACACTATATCCATATTGTTTTACAGAACATAATGATTCGTATTTTTTCACAAAATCATTATCTTTTGTTAATTGAACAACTTCTTTACTTCTTGCTTTTGCTGAATCTTTTCTTTGTTGATACATTGTTTCAATTTTTCTATCTTCTATTTCTTTTGCTAATCTTATAGCATCTTCTTCTATATTACACTCGTTTAATTCATCTACCCAAAAGTAATGTTTCCCTTTATAGGATAAACTTTTATTATGATTACAACAATTATATATTGTGCTTGGGTCTAAATTGTGTTTTCTACAATAGTCTTGTATATTATATATAAATTCTTTTGTTTCAGCACAATAAGCAATTTTACAAACAAATAATTTACTATTTTTAACAGATAAATCATTTATTGTTTTATTAAGCCATTCTTCAAATTGTTCTTTAGTATTTCTACCTTTTCCGTATATCATATGAAAATTTTTATGACAAATTTCGCATAATGTTATCCCATTTTCAACTTCTGTTCTTTTTTCTTTGCACCAGTCATATCCATCGAGATGATGAACTTGAATATTGTTTTTAGAACCACAACATTGACAAGTATATGCATCTCTATTTAATACATTCTTGCAAAACATAAAATACTCACTTGAATTTCTTTGTAATTCACGTTCTTCTTTTGTTTTGTTAAAATTCCATCTAGCGTTATTTTCCCCTGAATGAAATAATAAATTAGCACAGCTTTGACAATACGTTTTTCCATTATGATTAATTTTTTTATATGTGCAATAACACATTGTCATTATTTTATCACATCTGTCACAATTACATTCTACTTTTACACTGCTTCCATATGATAAATCTTTTACCTTAACAATGGCAGGTAAGTGTTTTATTTGTTTTTGATAGTCTCTTACCATTTTGCCATTTCTATTTCTTAAAATAGGCTTTTTTGTTTCTATTTTTTCAAAATAATAACCTAATTCTTCATAATATGTATGAGTCTTAGACCCATACGGAACTTCAACTTCTTCTGTTAATAACATACTTATAAACTCCTTCTTTTTTTGAAGGTAGGATTAGCAAATTTATATATTTAACTAATTGCACTTTATTGATTATCCATCAACCTTATAAATATATTATACTTCGTCTTTTAACTTTTGTCAAGTCTTTTTAATTAAGGAGAGTCATAAAGACCCTCCTTTTCAACTTAGTTATTTTTATGCTTGAACATCTACGACTGCGGCAGTCATCAATGTATTTTTATTTTTTACCATGATTTCAATATCCGCATGACCTTCTGCATTAGCAGTAACTACACCTTTTGCATCAACAGAAGCATAAGTATCATTGCTACTGGTGAAGGTTAATTTTGAATTGTCAATTAGTTTTGGAGCTTTAATGCCACTATAAATAGCATATACTTGTAAAGTTTGTGTTTCTGTAGCCTTCAATTCTACGTTAGCATCGGCTACAACAATAGCCTTAACATCAGCAAATTCATCCTTATTATAGGTAACTTGCTTTAACTTAGCATAGTAGCCATCGTTAGAATCACAACCTTCAAGACCTGTAAATGTTGCAAGAGCATGACCACTTAAAGGTGTAGTTGTTGTACCACTGGAAGTTAATGCAAGGTCTACTGCTCCGTCAAACATAAAGTTAGGAATTTCTACTTGAATTTCACCAACCTTGGAACTATTAGAGAATTGCTTTGCGTCTGTGCCACTCTTAAATAGAGGTAGTGTAAGTATCATATATACTTGAGCAGGAATAAATGCAGAACTTACAGTGAATTGTTCAGCACTTGTATCTGTCTTAGTATACTTAACACAAACAGTTGTTCCTTGAGGTAAGTCAGCTACATTTGCAGTTTTGGTATCTTGGTCAAAAGTAATTGTAGTCCAATTATCTTCTCCAACAAGTGAATACCAACCAATAATTCCGAATTGACCAAATTTTTGAGGTGTATCTTTTACTGTAATCTTGTTTGCTACAGTAGTTGTAACTTGCTCTAGTGTAAGAACATCTGCACCTGCTTGGATAATACTTCCAGTCTGTAATGACAAATATTCAAGACTGAAAAGGCTATCATTCATTGTTAAAGCCATTGCAGAATCATGTAGATACATCGAAAGCAAACTATTTCCCATACATTTTTATTCGTATAATTCGTTAATTTATACCGTTCTCTTATGAACTGCTCTATATTTCTATAGAGATTAGACTATATCACATTCCTATTAAATAGGAACTTCCCCATTTCCACTCACGATATTTGAGTGTACGAATCGTCATTCTAGTCGTTGACCTTTACCCTATTTGGGTCTTAGGGGCTGATTGTCGATTATAAACACTTAGGATTTAACCATATGTCATACACATTATTTTTTCTACTTTCGTCACATTCACGCTTGGTTTTATTTCATACCTACGTTGTAGTTAATGTGTCTTTACGAGTTTCCAGCCATTAAAGGAATTTTGGATGTTAATAATAACACCACTCCATACTCATTACTGAATATGGGGGGCGGTTGAAATATTCAGTTACCCCCACGAATCTCTTCTGCCGTCACAGAAAAATTAATACCACTATCTACTAATGTCTTACTTGACATAATTAAATCACCACTTGTTTGGTCGAAAGCTTGTGCCGTGCCAACCGAAGCTATGACAAATTTTTGAGACATATTATATCCTCCTATATTTTTACATTGTTATTTTTATTATTAGAGCGATAGGAGCTTACCCTATCATGCGTTTCTCTATTTATATCTGTCAAGCAATATCTGTACTTACATCATAATCTTTTACTGTTACAATAATAAAATCAGATTTTGCATAACCTTTGTTATTTAATAAATCTTCAACATAATTATCTAATTCTAATTCTGTTGAAAATTCTAATGGTTTTGTTTCGCCATCTACTACTTGTGTTTTGAAAGCATACAAAGAGCCATAATTCTCTTTTGCTTCTTTTAATAGCATAATTCTATACATTATCGTTCTCCTTGTAAGTTCATTGCAGTTAGATTTTCAGCACCACTAATACCTTTACTTGCCAATGTAGAAGTATCTGTAAACAATTCTTCATATGGGTCTTTCTTAGGTTCAAATAATGGGTGTTTAATATCTTCTTTTACATCATACTTATAAGACCCTTGTATAATTTTCTGCCCTATATATATTTCACTATCTTTGCAAGCATCATATATCAATTCAAATTCACGATAAGGCAATTCATTCAATTCTTTAAATGTTTTACTTGTCTTACTTGATACAAATGCTTTCTTCTTTTCTAAAGTTGGAGAAGTGATATTACTATATTTTGTTTTATAATAATCTTGCATCAACTCTTTAACTTCGGGTGAAACATATCTGTCATCATAATTTGGGTCATTTTGCGATTGAATTATCTTTGAAATATCATCAAATTCTTTTGGTCTGATAATTGCTTTAATTGTTGTATCTTGTTCACATATATATATATTATTATCTACAAACGCAACATAATCTTCATCCATACACAATTTAATTAACCATCTTAGCTTATCTTCTGATTCTTTATTCATTGTGAATACTTTTTTGATAAGAAATTCAAGATAAGACATTTGAATAATTTCAATGTCATTTATTTCATTCTTCTCTATACTTAAAATTTCTTTCGCCCATGAATATCGTAAATAATCTTTCACTAAAATAGGTTTAATATAAATCAAACCACCATCTTTTAATTCGTATGGTACATTTTCCATATTTACAAAATAATTCAATTCTAATGTTTCTAAATCAACCACAGCCACCTCCACTATCAGCACCAACAAATTGTAATGCTAATATCAAACTACGACCATAAAATGATTTAGAGTTGCCAATATTTAGTTGGCTATTACAAGACCTACTCAATTCTCTATTGAATTGAAAAACTCCACTACCAATTTCAATATCTCTTCCATTCATAACAGATAGAAATAATGCTTCCATAACATCTGTTCTTTCGCACAAGATTTTATTTCTTCTTACTAATGAAGTTTTTTCATTTGTAACAAAGTCTGCCTCAAAACATACTATCGCTTCAAATTGTGTTGTAGGAATTGTATTATATCTATATAATCTTAACTGTGTTTGGGCTTCGGCACTATCCATAGCAGACCCAATCAAAGGTTTTAAGAAAACATTAAAATTTTGTTCAATGCTTTCTCCTTGCCATATCATTGCCTTTTTCTCTTTTAATGTAAGATTTTTCTGTTTTAGTGCATTAACTTCTGTATATTTAAGCAATTTCCAAAAATCTTCTGCGTCTTGACTTGTATCTGTCAATAACACTTCAATTATTTTGTAGGGGAAGTCTGGCATCTCTGAAAAATTATTAAAAGCCATATAATTATTTTCATTCGCTAACATAATTTTCCTCCTACAATAATCCTAATAATTCGATTGTCATTACAACATCATCACAACCGTCAGCACTAAAAGTTAAAACCAAATCATTATCAGATTCTTGTCTCACAGTAAGTTTATATCCATCAAGTGTTTCTGCTAATGTATAAGAATATACATCTGCTCCACTTGATACACAAGTTACAATATCGTCTTGTTTCTCTCCTTCAATATACACACCACAATCAAAATCAATTACTTGACCTTGATTCAATTCTGTGATATTATTAGGGTTGATAATAATTTTCTTTTCTGGTAAATAGTCATCTACAATTTTAATTGTTATCGTGCCATATATGCTTTCATTATCAGCCATAGAACACGTTATTTGCCCCATAGAGCCTATTTCTCCTATAACTTGATAATTCCCTTGCTCATCAATTTCAACAACGTCAGAATCGCTTGTAGACCACTTTAAAGGCACATTTATAACATCTGTTCCATTCTTAACTGTTGCTGTCAATTTACCCTTGAATCCTTGTGTCTGTTCAATATTGTCTTGGTCAATCTTTAATGTGTAATCAACCTTGTAATAATCACATATGTTCAACTCTTTATTATCACTTGGTAACAAAGCACTATAATCTACATAAATTTTAACACAAGTAACTTGACCATCCGTACCTTCTTCACGCATATAATTGTTTACTTCTTCCACCTTAAATGCGGTCGAATGTTGGAACATAAATCTTTGATTCTTAACAATGGACATAGTGTAATCATTAGCTTGCACAAGAATAATCAATCTTGTATTAGGCACAGTACCATCTTTGTTTATTAAGTTGTTTGTAGAACTAATATCTGTTCCCAAATAACAAGGCATCTCAACTATTTTACCATATTCATCAATCCAAGTCAACACATTATTGCATCGAACACAACTAAAATCAGCTACTTGGTCAAGTGTCCCCATACGGTCATAGCATATATAATATTCTTCATGCTCACCATCTAAAACCATTTTATAATACTGACCTTTATAATTCTGTTTATGGTCAATATCTTGAAACACAACCCTAACAAAGTCTGAATATACTTTTGAAGTGTTAATTAAGTTATCTGAAATAACATCAACCCATGCTTCATATTCTGTATATTCGTCTACAAATGGCAAAGCTGATTGTTCTTTAATTGTAAATAATTGTGTTGTGTTTATCCATTGGTCATTTATTGTAGCTTGAACAAGACCTTGATAATATTCTTTTGGAGTCTGCACTATTTTGTCTAAATAATTTTTTACATTAAAATTAAACATTAAGCACCTCCAAAGAATGGTAATTTATCAAAATTGTTAAGTTGATATGCAGTAATAGCTTCTGAAAGTTCTTCTTCCATTGCTCCAAGTCTTTCTAATCGTTTAGAAATGTTGGCTTGTTCTGAGAAGTTTTTAAAATTTTTACTTGACAAATGCAACTTAAATTGAGTTACATCATCTAATGCTTTCTTATACCAACCTAATGCTACACCAAGGCAAAGAATATATACTTCTTTGCTTGATAAATCAGCATCAAATACATATTCAATATTATCATTGCCATTTTCATCTTTTATTACTTCTGAATGGTATGATAAATCGGTCAACGTTCCAGAAAAAAGGTCTGTAGCATTAACCAAAAAACCGCCTAAGAAAGTGTAAAATGCTTGCTCATCCATCTTAATTAGGTTGTCTAATTTATAATCAGTGAATAATGTGGTATATGCCCTATTTAACACATCTTTAAATGTCACACGCATCTTGCCACCTCCTTTATGTACTCATGGGAGTTAGTAAACTCCCATTACTATTTATTTGTGAATTTTGCTAAATTGTTCTGCAATTTTTTCAATATCAATATCTGTTCTCATAAAAATATCAGCAATTCTATTTCTATCTAATCTTGCACCATTAGCCATATTTTCAGCTATTTGAGCTGCTAAAGATTCTTGCATATCTTTATTCAATCCACAGAAAATATCAACACATTCATCACTATCAAGATTCATAACATGTTCAATAGCTTCTTTATTACTAATATGTTCATATGCTTCTGTAAGGTCTTGGTCTTCTACAATATCTTTATCGAGAATATAGAAATAACCTTGTTCTGCTTGATTACGATATGATTGAATAGAAAGAATTTCTTCCAATTCAGAAGTTTTCATTGTAATCATCTGACCAAATTCTTTAAAAGTAAAAGCCTTCCCTTTCCCATCTTCTTGAGTAGTAAGATTATAAATATTTGGAACTAAACTAATAACTTTTACTTTCTTTGGTAAATTCTTAGTTTCTGTATTTCCATCAGACTTTAGTGCTTCAACTAATTGTTGTAAATCAGATTTTTCTTTATCTGTTTTTTCTACTTTTTCAGTAGACTCAGCTAATTGCTTTTGCATTTTAGCCATCATTTGAGTCATATCACTTTGCTCCATAACTGTTTCTTCAACCTTTGGTCTAGGTTTTCTTCCTCTAGTTGAAGTTGTTTTAATTTCTTCTGCCATTTATATAAAAATCTCCTTAATTATCTTAATTTAATATGTACGAGGGAGCAACAAAACTCCCTCAATTTATTTACTCTATTATTGTAGAGAAATTTGACCACAAATCGAATTAGTCGCACAAACGATGCCCCATGCTTTATTAATTGTATGAGTTTGACTCATGTTAGCGTTCTCAAATTGTCCACTAGGAACGGTCAAAGAACCGCCTACTGCAATCTTGATAATCTTATCAGAAGCAGGGGATACAACATAAATCTTATTGTCGGGTAACTTTAATCCGTAAGTTGTAGACTTCCTATCAGCAAAATTAGGAGTAGGAATTACATCATAAGTCATAAAGTCCTTAACATATCCTAATCTAACCATATCGTCATCAAGAGTATAACGATAATTTGCATCAGTAGGCACAATCTTGGAAAGAGATAAAGGAGTTCCAGCAAATACAGCCTTCTTTCCACCATTCCAAGCAGTTACCTTATCTGCAAGACCAACAGCGGTCGCTTGTGTATAGTTTTGAACTTTGAGTTCATTAGGCGTATTAGTATGATTTACTGCACCAGTAAACGCATCCCATGCTTCATCAACCATTTCAAGTTCAATAGAACGAACAGCCTTCATTGCTTCCTTTGCAATAGATTTTCTGCCAGTAAGAATCTCAAACAAAGTAAAAGTAAGAGATACTTGTCTATTTTCGGGAGCAACAGTTACAGTTTGACCTTCAAGTTGTTGGAATAGACCATTCTTTTGTCTGTAACCAGCTTTATATACATTGTAAAGTGCATTGTTGTCAAGGTCAAACTTTGCAGTATCGCCCCAATCAATATATGCAATTTCAGCAATAAGACCTACAGAAGTATTAAGTGCTTCGGGTAGAATCATATCAATCATTCTATCAAAGATGGAATCAGCAAAAGACTTAACGATAGGGTTTTCACAGTAGTGTGCATAATCTCCGTCATAAGCAGAAACTTCTACCTTAGAACGTCTTGCAATTTCTTCTGCAAACATCTTGTTAATAGCCTTTTCCTTGTCATCCAAAGACATAGCAGAGAAAGATTTACCCTTTACATTTCTTTCAACGGCAAATACATTATCAGCATAATCTTTGAATACTTTATAAAGTTCGGGAGATTCTTTAGCAAATCTCTTTACACTCATCAATTCTCTCATATCTGTATTATCTCCTTATCAATTAGTTTTGTTCTACTTCACAAATATAAAGTTTAGCAAACTCCATACCAATACCACCATTGCCATTGTTAGGGAAAGGTAGTGTTTCAATATCAATTACTTTAAGAGAAGTAGTAGAAGCAGTTGCGGCATCTTTCTTCTCATATCCATCAGCCCCTTGCTCAAGGAACTTACCCTTTTCTACAGTCTTTACATCTGCCGCTTTAATAAGTTCAGCAGTAATACCTACAATATCTCCCTTTGTTAGCTTGAAAATATCAAAAGTTCTACCAGTCAAGTTAGTATAATCTCTAGGGTCTTTTGTAAGACCAGCAAAGAGTCTTCCGTTTACATCGGTAAAATGCTCAGAAGGATTATATGCCATATATAGACCTTCACCCTCTGTAGCTTTAGTTACATTCCATACACCATCGGCATATTCACCGAGCTTTACAAGCATACCGCCATCAATATCAGCCACAGACTTAGCACTTCTATTTAATGCTTCTACGTCTTTAGCACTGATTCTTTTTTCAATCATAAAACCATGTCTTGCCATGTTATTGTCTCCTTATCTTATAGATATTTTTTATAAATGTCATCAACGGTTTCTTTTACTGTAGTTTCTTCCCTAACACCAGCAAATCTCATAATACCGTCATCATCTTGTTTTGGTTTGTTCTTAGTTGCTTCATAAGCAAATGCCTTAACCTTGTTTTCAAAAGCACCAAGCTCACCTAAAGAAAGATTCTTGCCTTCTTCGGAAAGTTCAGAAAATTTCTTCTCATCAAGGTCTTCTTTAACAGAAGCCATAATTGCAGAAAACTTCTTATCTCTCTTTTCAGTATCATTAGCTTCCTTTTCAGCCTTTAACTCAGCATTTTCTTTAGACATTTGAACAAACTTCTCAACAATTTCATTAGCAGACATTTGTTTCATAACCTTTTCTGCTAACTCCTTATTTTGTTCTGTTTCTTTTTCAAGCATTGCTAACATAGCAACTTGGTCAACGTAAGCATCTAAGGAAAATTTCTTTTCTTCCTCTTGAGGTTTTTCTTCTTTCACTTCTTCCTTAGATTCTTCATCAGCCATTGCTTTTGTTTCGTCACAACCCATTTCTTTAGTTTCCTCTTCTTTAGGTTGTTCTTCCTTATTATCTTGAGCCATTTCTTTATTTTGTTCCTTCTCTTCCATAATAACATCCTTTTCAGCATCATTAAATAATTTATACTTACTGTCAATGTTTTCATCAGAGAACTTTTTAACATTGCCTTGCTCAACATAAGTTTTTTCTACTTCCACAATATCTTCACCCAATACAATATTATCATTCTCAATAGCAATATCAAGTCTGTACATTGTAGTTTCGTCTTTTCTATAGATTATGGCAAATTTTTGAGTACCTTCTTCATAAATTCCTTCAATTCTATAAATAGAACCGTAATCATTATCTGGATATTTTGTTTCCAAAATATCGTAAATGGTACACCAAAGATTTCCAATATCTATAGCAAACTTCTTTTCGCTTGACATAGTGTCCTCCTTGTCATCTTTATATAATCCCAATCGTTTTTGAATGGAAATTGCTTTTTCAGCCACACTAGGGCCATGTTGTTCTCCATAAGCTCTAGCACTTGAAAGCCCCTCTGCATTATATACCCATTTACCATCTTTTAAGTTCATAACTGGATATTTCAGAGAACCTTTTCTTTTTTCTTCCCAACCATCCTCTAAAAGTAAGCATACACTTTTAGCAACAGTCTTGAAGTTCTTTTCTTTTAATAAATCATCTTTTGCTTTATTTCCATTCCAATCCCCCATATCAACAGCTTCTTTGGACTTGTCTACTAGGTGAGATTGTAATGATTCTTCTGCAAATTGTTTAACTTTAATTTCTGTCCCAGCTACAGACGGATTATAACGAAGTCCTAACACGGTAATTCCATGGATATGATAACTTAATACTGGATTATCAATATTTAGTTCAACACCAAATTCATCTACAGCTTTTCCATATTCATTTTCATCATACTCTGTACTACAAGAAAATTCACAACTTACAGTTCTTTCATTTTTACTACGGAACATATCTACAACATCTTTTGCATAGATTTTGCTTAGTAAACCTTTTACAACAACAAATTCTTTTTCAACACCGTCTACTTCTTTCATTCTAAATTCCACTTCTTCATTAGGTGGAACATAACCAAGCACAGATTGCTCTATCTCATGCGCTTCTGTGTCTTTAGTAAACTTATCATATTTTCCTATAATAAATTTTCCTTTAAAAGTGTCAGCATCACGTTCAAGAACTTCTCTTGAAAAAGGATTTTTATGACTATTATTACCCTCTGCCAAAGCATAAATTTCTACAACGGCAAAATCGGGGTCTTCATTTTGTTCTCTATACATTTGAACATCGTCAACAGAGAACTTCTTTATATATTCTTGCATTATAAAACCTCCATTGACATAAATTCAATTAGTTCTTTACTTTTTACATAATATATAAATTCATTGTCTATATATTTAGGATAAAAACCATGCTCATGCAATATATTATTTGTATCATTATTCACAGCAATATATTTATCCTTATCTTTAGGAGTTTGTCTTATAATCATTTCACCCCTCCTAATCTACATAGTCCGAAACTTCCTCTGTCTTATCAGACCTTTCAGAAGAATCTTTCTTTGGTGCACCTACATTATCTTCACCACTTGATTGCATTGTATTAGCATTTAACATCATAGTTAAATTACTAATAAATGTAGTATCATTATGAGCGCACTCTAAACTACGTTGAAATGCTTGTGGTTTCATTCCATAAGCACTCGCCCATTGAGTTGCGTCTAATACAATCCCTTTATCTGCAAAATTTCTTAAAGTTTCTTGCCTTTGCTTTCTATCCCATGGTCTATTAAGTCCATCAAAGGAAAACTCAAACTTATACTTTGTTGTTTTCTTATTTACATAGAAATTAAGGAATTGATTAAATTGTTCATATAAAGGCTTCATAAAACAATAATCTGCATAAATAGCATTTTCAAGTTCTGATTGCGACATTTTACTTGTCGTGTAAATCAATGTACTTGCGCTTGCTCCTTGTGCGGCAGTTGTAGTATATTGCTTTTCAACCATACTTGGATTACTGTCTGTAAATTGCCAACCTTTAATATCTTTCAAAGGAAATGCGCTCGCTAAAATATTATTTGATTTCAAACCTCTAGTTACAAGATTCATCATTTGTCCTAAAACTTGAGGTGTGATAGCAAATTGATTTGCTTTTTGACCACTTTTATCAGTTTGCATAGTTTCAATTCCCCCAGCCATAATAAAGTATGCCGAAATCAAATCTTTATTCTTTTGCATTTCTTCAATAGCGTCATTATTTAAGCAATTCTTTAACAAAGTCATCAAAGGTGGTACTTGTCTAAAATTGCTTAAATCAAACTTAAACGCATATGCTCCATCATTAGGACTGCATTGTACCCAGTTTGCGTAAGAACCGTTCCTATAATTTAATTGAGCAGACGGAATATATTCTCCATTTTCATTAGTATATGATTCTTTGAATTTCTTCTTCAAAGCAGGAGCAAACAAGTTAATATCTACATTTCCATTAAGAAAATAGTTAATATCAAAGTCATATAATAATTGACTACAGTTAAAATATCCAGTCAACATACAGTTCTTTTGTGGCATCATTTGTAATGAAAACTTTTCATTTCTACGAATTTTGCCTTCATCACTGTCAATATCAATAGGGTTATTTAAGTCTTCATATGAGTCTCTAAACCATGTATAACACGTTTCGGTTCTTAACATTTGTTTAACAACTTTGTCAAATTCTGTTTTATAGTCAAAATTATCAAGAAACTTATGAACCCTTTTAATATCATCTTTATATTCTTTTGAATTATAATCACTTGGATTCTTAATGTTTTTACAAGTGTAAGATAAATCAAAAGAAAGCAGTCCACCAAAATATCTTAAGGTTTTAGCATAAATCGCATCCCAAATTTCCATAAATTCAGAATATGATGCTAACGAACCATAATCATAAGGTGCTGTTTCTAATGCTTTAGATAACTTTTCTTGTGTTGGTTTTTGACCATTGTTATTTAAAGCAAGCAAGTTTTGGTTTTGTGAAAAAGGAGTCCAAAAATACCCCCCATTCAAACCGTTATATAAGCCTTGAGCAAATTGTAAAACTTGGTCTAATTCTTGCTCAGAAAGGCTTTCTTTATTTTCACTCAATATGAGGTTACTCCTTTCTCATATATTTTTGTCAACCAGTTGTTTGACTTAACCATTGCCAATCATCAAGATTGACTTCATCATCATACTGCTTATTATATTTGTTATAAATCTTATCAGCCAATAAATTACCCATGGCTAAAGTCATATATCTATCCTTTACATCTGTCCTTTTAGCTTCTTGCAATTTAATATTCCCATTGTCTAAAAATTTAACCTCTAATGATATTGCTTCATTTATCATATACTTAGTTTGTATAAATGGCAATATTGCTTGAGCTTTTTCTTCTGCTGATTTTAAAATAAATCTAGGGTCAGAATCTTCTATTTTAACTTTCATTTCACTATCATCTTTTAATAAAGAAATAATCTTATCCTTTAATGCTTTTCTTAAAGCTAAGTGCATTTCACTGTTTAAATCAGAAGTTCCAGCAAAAGGTATTATCACTTCTTTTGCATCGGAAGAAATAGTTCTTTGAATTTTATCATTTATAACGGTATCAGAAGAAATTTTTAAGTCTTTATCTAAACAAACAGTCCAAGCAGGATATGTCATATTAAATTCATTATCTTCTGTTTCTACTGTCATAAGGTCATACACTCCTTGACCAACACCTTTTACATCCATCATTAAATAAGAAGCATGATATTCATAAAAATATCTTTTCATATTACGAACTTGCAATAATGTATTCAATCCATTTTTAACTATAATATTTTCAACTCGTCTTTCACCAGTTTCTTTATTTATAGCCATAAATATATAAACACTATTATCATTTTCGTTGCCAGATGCCAATGCTATATCACAAACAATAATTCTAACCCAATCATCTGTAAATTTATAACTATTTGGTTCATTGTCTATAATTTGTTCTATTGTTCTTACATAAAAAGGATGCTCAAGTATTTGATTTTGCTCAAAATCTTCAAATTTGAATATACTATTTTCATTACTTCCTAAGAATATATTCAAATATTCTTGTTCAAAAGACATATCATCAGTGTCTTCTTTTTTTTGTATGTACTGTTTCGCTGTTTGTATTCCATTCGCTACAGCAGTAAAAATATCACCAGCAAAAAAACCATATCTATTATTTTTATCTTTATAATGTTTATTTACAGATTTTTTTAAATGTGTCCACATCCAATTTGTCTTTGTTTTTGCGCTACTTAAAAATATCTGTTTGGTTTCTTCTGGATAATCTTTTGGTCTTCCAGCAAATTTTCTTACTTCAAGTGTAGGAGAAATAATTTCTTCAAAGTCTTTTCTCTTAACAAGAACACATTCGTCTACAATAACTATTTGACTTCTTTTGCCTCTTGCACTGTCACCACAATTTACTGCAAATATTTTACTATTATTTCCAAATTCTACAATTTTAGCACCCGTGTTATCATCCTTTTTAAATTTAATCCAACCATCTTTTCTAAGTTGGCACAAAACAGGACTACTCCATCTTGTTCCCTCAGTACAAAATATTTTATCTATCTTTTCATCTAAAATTAAATTACTTTGTGTTAATGTCATAGATGTCACTAAAACATTGCAAGCTGGATATAATAAAGCCGCATCAATAGCAAATAATCCTATATCAAAAGATTTTGCGCTACCACGACTTGCCAAAGTATCTTGTACTTCGTTATCAGCCCAACTATTTATTCTTTGCTTTTGAAATTGACTAATTTTTATTTCCAAATAATCTTCATTAAAAATGTCAAGATTTCTACGATAAAATGTACACCATTCAATTACATTTTGCTCAATATCTTCTTTAGACAATTTTTGTCTATCTTCTCTCTTTTTTTTAAGAGTAAGTTTTTCTAGTTCTTTATTATCAATCATCGTCTAAGTTATATTTCTCCACATCATTAATATCAATATCAAAATCTCTATGATTACACAAAGTATTTAATAGAGGTCTTAACACCATATCTTCTTCATATTTTCTTAATTTATTAAAGTCCTTATATTTCTTAGGCTCTTTATATAAATCAGCAGGTTTTGTCTGTTCGATTTGAGCAATTTTAGCAAAGAAACTTTGTTCACTTGCGGTTTTAGGTCTATTACTTTCAAATTGGTCTACTTTTAATGTAGCCATTGTTTTACTAATTCTGTTTTGTACCTTGTCAATAGTTTCATCACCTTTGTATCTATTATCATTAATTTTTCTTAATAATAATCTATCTCGGCACAAATCCCTATATAAATCTTCCTGTTGAGGATTTACAAATTCTACACCTTTAGTATAACGATTAAATGTATCATTCAAAAATTCATAGTCTTGAACTTCATCTTGTATTCCCCAATCAACTTCCCATTGTTTCATTTCTTTCTGCTTAATTTCAGCAGTTTGAATTTTACTATCAACCTCTGTAATATCTACATTAGTTGCGCTGAAATCACTCCATATTTCTTTATTCTTAGAATATTTACGGAGTTCATTCATATATGTACCTATATTGATTGATGTTTTCTTACCATTGACATCACCACTTAAACTACGTTCATTTACTTTTTCATAAACTTCTTTAATAAACGGTGTGTCAATCTTCATCAATGTATAGTATAAAGCAGTCTTAGCCGATTTTGTTTCATCTAAATAATAATTAAAAATTTTACTGCAACATTCCTTACAATAAGGAACTTTACCATTGGCGTGAAATTTACTCCACGAACTAAAATATTCACTTTCCTTTTTCAAACCAATACATTGTAACATTGGAGTATTATGACCCATACATAATGTTACATTTTCTGCTTTTCTTGCCATAATAACACCTCTAATATGTACGGAGAATCAGTCAACCATTGATTGACCAATCCTCCCCAAACGAATTTAATTAAATCCGATTCTATTCTTTACTTTATTATCTTCCCAATCATCATAATATTGTGTATTGGGTGCTTCAAAACCTATACAATTTGTATTTACAGGTTCTAATTGTTCTTTTAAATCCATAATGTCTTTATTTATTTTTAGGACTTTCTTTGTGCTAATCCCTTTTAAGATTTCAAGAAAACTACATATAATTTCTACAACTTCATCAATTATAGGTAACGCTACTAAAGCAGTAATCATTCCTAATATGTATATCTTTAATTTTTCCATATAATTCTCCTATATAGTAAGTTTTAAAGAATTGTTAGCACATATAACTTTCGTGCTTTTACATTTATCTGATAAAATATCTTTTAATCCTTTTGCCAAACTTTCTTTAGCTTCTGATGAGCCATGATGCAAAATTATCTTATTACAATTTATATTTGAATAATAATCAACTAACGTTTCGTACATAGCATGACCACTCATTGATTTCAAACTATATGAAGCACATTTAATAGTATAAGTTTTCCCATCAATATCTATTGTTTCTCTTTTTGGGTCTTTCAACATAGAAGCCAAACTTCCTTCTGTTGAATATCCACAAAACAATATTGTAGCGTTTGGGTCTGACACTATTTTTTTAAAGTGGTGTCTAATTCTTCCATTGGTCATCATTCCGCTTGTTGACAGAATAACACAAGATTCATTAGAATCAACTAATGCTTTGCTATCATCGGGTTTAGAACATAATACTAAATTTTTCCATTCTAACATTTTATCAAATTCTTGTAATTCCTCATCATATAAATTTTCTCTTAACAAATACAATAAATCTATTGCCAAAGGTGAATCAATATAAATGTGTTTATTAAATGTATTATCATCTTTATATAGGCTATATATCATTTGTAATATTTGTGGACATCTACATTGTGCGAATACAGGAATTATCAATCTGCCATTCATTCTAACAACTTGTGTATCAATAATAGTCTTTAATTTATCTAAATCGTTTTTACGTTCTTTCTTTCTTACTTTGAAATTAGGTCTATCACCATAAGTGCTTTCACAAATAGCAATATCACATTTTTCAACTTTTTCTAACTTTCCAACATACTTATTATCTACTAATGGATTTCCTAAATCACCAGTATACAATATTTTCTTTGTTAAATTGTCAATAGTTATCCACAATATAATTTGACAACCATTTATTAAATGACCGCTTGGAACAAACATAAAACTTAATTCATCATCTATTACAATTTTTTCATTGATAGAAAATTCAATTATATGTTCATAAGCGTCATCTACAGCATCAAGCTCATATAGCGGTTTCCATTTCTTGTTTTCTTGCTTGTTTATGACCTCAATATCTCTTTCATTGATATTTGCAGAATCTACCCACATTCTTTTTAGCACCTCTTTTGAACCATAAGGCACTACAATACAACCATTGAATCCATCCTTACAATATTTTGGGCATAAGCCAATATGATCTTGATGTGTGTGGGTTAAAAATATCAAGTCAATATCTTTTGGTCTATATTCTTTTGTTTTTCTATTATTAGTTAAGTAGTCTTGCTTTTTATCATTACTTTGATGCATACCACAATCTAATAATATTTTATGATTAGGTGTTTCCACATAAACATTAGACCCAGTTACTTCTTGTGCCGAAAAACTATCAACAAAAGAAATCTTTATTTTTTTATCTTTCTTTGCCAAATAAATTTCCACCTTTCGGTTATATTCATATGGACTTCATATGTACGAAAAGAGCCAACAGTCAATGACCATTAGCCCTTAACAAAATAAATATGTAGTGTCAACGCAAATCCCAAGCAAGGCATATGACTTTTCTATCCTTCTGCCCCTTCGTTATTTTTTCTGCTACCGTTGACTGGTGCAACTTCCACACTGTTATTTTATGACACTCTTATGAGCCAGCTCCTATACCGTTGCACGTTACCCTATCAATTTGATTGATTTTGTCCTAATCTCAATTAAGTCTCGCATGGACTATGTAGACAGCCTTTTAAAGTCTTGTCGGACTCCACATTATAAAACTCGGTGACGAACCGAGGTCATTTCTGTTATGTTGTCATCATAACATAGTGATTGCCAATCACAAAATATACTTATAGGAAATCTGAAAATTACCTATAATCATTTTAACTATAACCAATTTCATATTTTGCAGAATATTACTCTTGTAACTTCGTTAATTGTTGAAAGTTAATTCTTTAATGCCCTATAGGCGATGTTCTATACGTCCCGTTTAGGGAAGTGTTTTCTTTTTGGTGAGTTTTAGCTGGATAAGAATTAACCAACGGATTTTAGCACCGCATAACTTTTGAAGTTTTTCTTCTGCTACAAGATACTCCACTTGCAAGGTTTAACCTTGATTAGTATAGATATTCTAACCGTCTATCTCGGTGAAAACCCTTAAAGGATTGCAGTTACCTATAACTGCGACCATTTCACCCCTCTGAGAAATGGTTTACTATGACCATGAGGGCATAATTGTTGGCATAGAGGTTTTTAATATGTATACATAAATTCTCCAAGACGGAAAATATGTAAACTTTTATTTTATAATGGTATTATACCACACAATCTTTAGTTTGTCAACAACTAATTATAAATCTTCACTAGAATAAACTGTATCTTCTTCATTAAACTTATCTCTGTGTTGAATAAATTGCACTTCGTCAATAAATTCATAACCAATAGAATTAAGTAAATACTTAAACCAATTAGCAAATTGACAAATTTCATTGTCATAATATAGCTCTTCTTGCTTTTGCAGACAAGTCATATGCCCTTCTGAATCTACAATGGTTAAATCACAAGCGATTGTTGGTCTATCTTCTTCACAATATTGACACATAATTTTCCCTTTCTTAATTCAAAATGTACTTATAAGTTTCTGTATGACCGTAAATATCTGAAAATCCATAAATTTTTATAGAAGATTTTCCTCCGCACATTAGTGAATCACTATATGGGTCAGACCCTATAAAAGAAGGACTAACTAAAACTTCACAATCATTACAACAAGATTCATACATAGGAATTTCTTTACCGTTATGAAAATGTCCTAAAACACAATAATCTATAAATTTCCTTGTCAAAACACTTAAATCTTTAATAGAAGATTCAATATTTTTAATTGTGTGTCCATGCAAAGCAACAATTTCATAGTCAAATATAGGAATTTCTATATATGTTTTCTCATCCTCTAAATGAACATTTATTCTGTAATTGTTAGAACATAAATCTTTAATATAATGTCCAATTACATATTCAAGGTCTTCTTCACCTAATTCATTGGCTTTAGCACCTAAAACTCTTAATTGTGTATGATTTGCTTTTGGCACATGATAATATTCAACATAACAAAAAGTAGAAATTTCATTTAAGAAAGTCGCAATAAGTCTACTCACTTCAACTGTAGCTTTTACAATGCTGGTATCGTTTAATTGTAAATCTTTGAGTCTTAAAATTCCTTGTATGCAATCTCCTAAACTAACAATATTTAGTTTCGACAAATGATGCTCTTCAATGAATCCTATTACATATGCAGTCATTAGTTCAAATCTTTGCTTTGCAATTTCTGGTGAGTATTCATTATTCATACTTTTGAATTTTGCACCATAATGAATGTCACTTAACGTCAATAAGTATTCTTTTGTTTCACCATCTTCAACAAAAACTTCTTCAAACTTCGGCAAAGGTAATGTTTCTTTTACTTTCCCAATATATTCATAGAATAATTCTTGCCTTGATTCAGCTCTATCAATGCGTTGTCTTTCGACATTAACAGTTTGAAGTTTAATTCTTTCTTTTCTAATATCTTCATACTTCTTATCTAATTCTTTTGAATAATTATCTTCTTCTATAAATTTACTTTTGTTTTCTTGTAGCACCCTTTGAAATGATTGATACCTCTTCCGATAAGCGCTTTCAGAAAAATTATTTCCAAGCAAATTATTTAGAATATCCGCAACATCTTCCCATGTGCCAACAATTTCTGAGAACAAACCCTATAAACTAACTGTTCATCAGTTTCGTTCTCTAGTCTTTTAAAATCCATATGTAATATTTTTCTCCAATCTTTTTATTTATTAATAGTTTCAGATTCCCATTCATTTAACCAAACATAATGTTTTCCTTTATATGAATGACTTTTATTCTTTTTGTTACAACTATTGTATATATTTATTTCTGCTGAATGTTTATTTGTAAAATTTTGATTGTTTTTACAATAATCTCTTATATTGTATATTATCTCTTCATCTTCAATACAATATGCTACTTTTGCAGTTGGTAATGCTCCTTTATATTGTTCTAAGTTAATATAAACTAAATTAGACCATACTTTAAATTGCATACGAGTATTTCTCCCATATCCATATTTGGAATGAAAACTTTTATGGCAATTATCACATAAAGAAATACCATTAGTTTCATCGGTTCTTCCCTCTTTGAACCAATCGTAACTATTCAAATGATGAACAACATCAGCTCTATTTCCACAAATTTTACATTTTCCTTTATCTCTAATTATTACCTTTTTAACAAAATCAGTATATTCTTTGTAGCCACGCTTTATTTGTCTTTCTTCTTCTGTTAAATTATTATTAAAATTAGGATGTTTTTCTCCACAAATTAACATTGAACTACATTTATTACAATATGTTTTACCATTATGATTATTTTGTATGTAATCATTCCACATATTTGCTGTAATTTTTCCACAAATATCACATTTGCATTTTACTTTGTAATTACTTCCTTTTGGTAAATCTTGAACTTTTACTTTTATTTTAGTGCCTCTTGGGGTTGTCGTTCTAATAATCGTAATATCGCCATTTTTCTTTGTATAAATATGTTCCACAACTGGAATTTTATACCCAAGATTTTCATAATATTTTTTCTCAGAACCACATACTCCAACTTCTACTTCTTGAGTTAATAACATATATATATTCCACCAATCTCTCCAATCAAAATATTTTATTTAAAAGAGTGGGTGATAGGATTGGAGGACTATCATTCGTAAAGTTTGCAATTCTTTACTATCCACTCTTAAAATAGACCATTGAGCAACGAACTCATACAATTCTCTTATGGTCTAATTATTTATTAAAGTTCATCAATGCATTTTAAATTTAGTTCAGTTCCACACATATCTTCTAATAAATTATTCAATTTGTATTCTTTATCTTCTACTGTAACAATATATTCATTATTTTCATTTATATCCAAATAACCTTTAATCTCTAAAACTCTTGTTTTCTTTATGGATTGCTTTGCCATAATATTTCCTTTCTATTTCTTTGCTTGCCTAACTTTCCAATCATCATTCTCTTGCCTAGCTTGTGATACATTCAATGCTTTGACAAGTAATTCTTCTGTAGTAGGCTTTTCATTTTTATGACGCTCATTGTATTCTCTTACAATTTGTGCTCTTGATTTTTTATTTTTCTTACGTCTATTTGGTGGTGTAAAATCATCTTCATTGATTGCTCTTTCTAAAGCCTCTGATGGTTTGAACAATACTTTGATTTTAGGTGCAATGTATCGAATAATAGACCCACCTTCTTCAAAGTTACCCATCTTTTTATCTCCACTTGGTCTTTCATATATTTCAAAAGCACCAAAATCCATGAAATAGATTCTTTCATTTAGTTTTAATTGTTTTAATACAACTTTATATAAAGAATCCAACACAGTTCTAATTGTTTTAGGAGACAATTTACTTTCTAAGGCAACTAAATTACACAGTTGGTCAATAGTTAAATCTTTCTTAGCCATCTTTATGCTCCCTATACCATTGACGTTTAGATGCTTCTTTCCTAGATTCTCTAATTTCAGGCTTTACAACAAAGACTGGTAAATTAAAGTCAGGTCTATCTTCTTCTGCAATTTTGATGATACTTCCACCATTATCCCAGTCTGGGATTTTATATGTACTACCTTTTTTCATTCCTTTATATTTCTTTAATTTGAATGTGCCAACATAAGGTAACGGCATTGTGAAATCACTAGGCGTATTATCAGATGCCATTAGTGACTTATATAATTCAGCAAATTCTTGTAAACATTCACGGACTTGTTGTTTCGTAAGATTAGATTTCTTAGCAATCAATTCAACAATATCTGTAAGTCTTGGATTTGTCTTTTCTACTGCCATTGTTTCTCCTTTCTTAATTTATTTTTGACAGCATATTATTTACAACCCTACTGTCGAGGTTGTATTATTCAAGAAGGAAAACATAATATTATTTTCCCAAGCAGTTTTATTAAACCCACATATTGTAACCCTATGGGTGGGGTATTAAAGAAGTGATTTATTGCTTTCGACTTCTTGCATACTTTTGTTTAATCGGAGTGGAGATTTTTCATTTCTTCTCCATATAAAGAAATGTAAGTCCGATAACAAAAAGTGTCAAGAAATCCAGTAAAATCAAGGGGTTTAAGGATTTTCGATAAGTACACAAAATCACTTTTCTCTTGTAATTCTCATACAATTTTTATTTATTTCTCTATGAACCTCTTCTGCACATTTGCTACAATATTGTGTTCTGTGGTCATTTTTACTCTTAATCTTTACCAATTTTCCACACTTTTCACATTGCTTATAATTTGGCTTGATGTATGAAAGGAATAGATTGCCGAGGTTTTGCATTTGGTAAACCTTAATCACTTCTTCATCATCTTCTTGTTTTACTTCTTTTAACTTAATTGCAAGGCTTGTTACATAATCTGACATAGAAATTTTTTCTTCTCTAAGCAACTTTCCTACGAACAACGCCTTATCTTTTGATGATTTTGTAATATTTGCCAACTTAAATATCTCTGTATAAGAACTATTTACCCAAGTTGTATTATAAAATCTTGCAAGAATATAACAAGTAAACATAAATTTCTTTTCTTGGTCATTACTTAAACTTTGAATAAAATTAAATTCACTTGAATACAAAGGAATATATTCTAATTGCTTTAATGATTTATATTCATCATACTCTTTATAATATTTTTTATTTTTTGTTATAACTCCTTCAATAACCTTTTCTAGTTCAAAGTCTTGTAATCTATTACTGCTTTCTTTGCCAAATGAACCATTGGTTCTCAAATCTTGGAATATTTGTTTTTTAATCTTTTTTGGTTCAATTTCATCTTTTTTATAAATGGAGTAATATCGAAACAATAAACCAATTATATATCTCATTCCAATCTTTTCTTCAACTTGTTCTCCATCCAAAAATTCTTCTATATATTGTTTTTCATTAAATATATAATTCGCCATTATTTTCTAATTCCTCCAATCTATAAATAATCAAATCACCAACAACGTCCCAACAAAACTGTCTATTATTTCTACAACCATAACACATATCTAGTACAATATTAAGTCTTTCTTCATCATTAGGACAAATTTCTTTTGCACTACAAGCATAATCTTCACGCATGAATTTTCTCTCTTTTTTAGATTCTTCTGTTCGTGTTTCTCCGCTTGATTCTTTTTTCAATTCTTGTTCTTGTTTATATAAAGCAACTTGTTTAACATATTGGTCACACAAGAATTTCAACCCTTGCCTATGTGCTTCTGTGCATCTCTTTTTTGGATATTTGATTTTGTTATAGTCAAAGTTGCCATTATGTTTCAATGAAATCTTATATCCATTAAATTCATTTTCAATATGCCAACAAATCTTATTCATGGCACAATCTCCAAATCCAACAGGTAGTCCATTATTATAATACTTAATAAATAATTGTTCTTCTTCTGTTAAGTCTGTTTTATTTAATAATTCTTCTAAAGAAATACCAAATTTTGTTAAACACTTACTTTCAACATTTTTCATATAGTCCATATATTCTTTTTTAATATAATCATAATTATATATAAAGAAATATGGCTTTTTATTAGCACACAATAGTCTTTGTTGGTCATTTGTGCAATCTTTAATGCTAAACCAATATCTAGGCATGGGTTTAAAATCAATTCCTTTAATTTTATCCAACTCATTTTGTTGATATAGTTGACCACACGCAATTCTATAAGTCATAATATTCCATTCTTCACTGTCTTTGTCAAAATTAAACTGAACATCCATCATACTTGTTGCACGATTAGTAATTTGACCTACTTTATTTCCCATGCCATTCATATTAGATTTAATAATATCATCTTCTGTAGGAATGATTTTTTCTGCCTTTCTTTGAACACACATTAAAGGCATTAACTTTCTATAATTTCTTAAAAGGACATTATTATTTGTTGAATAACAAATATCCCCGTCATTGTCCGCACCATTCTCTGCCATACAAAATGAATCCCAAGCATTGACAATCATTATATTATTCATATATTGATACCAATATTTTGCTTCGTTTGAATTGTTAATCTTACATTTTCTAATGTTATTGTGACTTGTCATAGGACTTCTAAAAACACAAACTTCATCAACATTATTTTCATTCCAATAACTTGAATAAATTTCTTCTGCTTTAAGCAATCCAGTAATTTTCAACCCACAAATATGTTGCATTAAAGCAAATGGGTCACCACTTAAAATTTGATAGTTTCCCTTTATAATTAGCTTGCCAATTTTAGCATCACTAATTTTCTTTTTAATCATTCTATGTACTGAATCAATTATATATGGGTCACTCATCATATATTCGCTAATTCCTAATGCTTGTTGCCAACTATTATCATTTAGATTACCATTAATGCCTAAAAATTTTAATGTTGATTGATAATCACCACACATAGAGTCTTTTAAGAACTTTACAGTTGGTTCACATAACTCTTGAATATCTTCATCTGAAAAATAATATGATTGCAAATATTGATAATTAACTGCCCTTTCATCTTCAAGTTTATGTGGAGAAATTTTTGTTACGGCAAATTCATATCCATATTTTTTATAATTTTCAACATAATCGTCTATTGACTTATAACTACTCCATAATTTTAGACTAGATTCTGTTAAAATCATTTCAACTTCTCTAATATCAATATCATTTCCCCAAATATCCTTAACAATATAATTGCCATTCATATATTTATCAAAGAACTCCACAATAGGAAATGGGTAAAGCATACCTTTTAACCAAGCATTTCTTAAACATACTCCACTTGGAATGTAATCTAATCCTAAAGCATTAGCAACTTTTTCCATATAACCTATTGTGCATAAATTATATCCATCAGAACTATTGTTTTCTAATAATTCATTTTTTAGCACTGTCATCATTGGTTCAATTTCATTATTTCCGTCATCTAATTTAATCACATCATCATAATATTGAGTAATACAATCTGACACTACTAAAATCTTATTAGGACTAATAATTCTTTGGCTTGCACTACAAAACAAAGCTCTATATGCTTCAAGTTTAGCTGGAATTATAGGAACGGTTTTATCTCTACCACATTCTGAAATTTCATATAGTTTATCATAAATATCTTCACTGACAAATAAAACTGTATTGCTCTTTAATCCACCAGTTGTTCCAACGAAACGTTTAAAAGATTTTCCATTCACTTTAAAACCTTTTTTACAAGCTCTAAGAAAATCTTTCTCTTTATTGACTTCAAGAGCCATTATGTATTGAGTGTAGTCAATATGACTTTCTCCTACAATTCTTTTAATTGCTCTAAATACTTCTCCTTGAAATAATGGCACAAGTTCTTCATTTACAAATGCCTCTTTCCTTGTAATGGTCAAATCCCATTTACTATGTCTTAATTTATCTGTACTAATTTTTAAAATTTCATGTTGCGGAACTTTAATTCCTGCCATTATTCCACCTCCTTATTGATTTTATTATCTCCGATTAAACAAGTTAGCATTACATCTCTCCATTTTTTTCATTCCAATATTCTTCATACACTTGCTCAACACTAAACGTACATTCTTTATATAAATCTTCATATAGACCATAACTAACAGCATCTACATAAAGAACATCTTCATAACACATATTTATATCTCCTTTCTTGAACTTTATTACATTATACCATAAATTGTCCTAATTGTCAAGTCATTTATAACAATTTATTTTATATTAT